AGCACGATCAGCGACCATCGGGCACTGAAGAACATTGAGCGAGACTGCCGCCGTGCGCTGATGGCAGTCTGACCCTACAGCATAGCACACCCCCGACCGATTGGACAGTCGTTTGGGGGTAATACGTATGTATCGGGGGAGCCGAGCGAAAAACGATAGATACTATTAACCTACAAAACTTTGAAAACGCTCGACTGATTACACGTTTATAAAAAAAATTTTTCCCCAACAAAATGACTCAAAAACCTCTAAGTACTCACACAACGTCAAGCGAAGAGTTTTCATATATCTTCATGGTCGTAAAAGAACTTTGGAAGATAGCATTGGAAAGCTTGACAAAGCGTAGAGAAACTGTTAGAATCATAGTATCTGAAAAATCAACATCATGAAAAAAATCAGTATTCTTGGAGTAACACTGGCAACCTTCTTATTTCCTTTGAGTGCTTTTGCTACTGCTGCTCACTCTCAGAATTATTCTACGGAATGGTCAGACAAACCAAGGGGAGCCACTTGGATTTTAAAAAACGGTGCAAGAATTCATATTACTCCTGGACCAGGCATCAATGCTAAAATAAAAGAAGTTGAAGCATGGATCAAAGCACAAGAAAGTTCTCAGGTTGCACAGTATGCTGCACCTGCTCAAGTACAGTATCAACCACCGAGCTTCTTTCAAGGATCATCAGGAGCACCAGTAGTAGTTCCTCCCACTGTGATTAACAATCAACCCAACAAGTGTCGTCAAAAGCGTATCAATCTTCTGTTAGTGTTTGATGTAGAATCTTCTGATTGTTAATGGAGCAAGTAACACATATACTTGTTGATACAAATAGTTACAGTATTATTGTATTTGGAAACATGGGATCTCAAAGAACATTGAGATTCCATTTTAGTATTTTTTATGATGCGCTGGAATATTGTGCAGCTCGTATGAGAAGAGAACATATTTTGTATTTAAGTTGATATATAATGAAGATGTAAAAAAAATATGATTCCGCATACTTACGAGACAACCGTAGAATACAATCCAGACTTTGGAGAATATTTTGTAACATTACCTGATGAATTAACTGATCTAATAGGTTGGGAAGAAGGTGATGTAATAGAATGGAAAATTAACAAAGATGGTACTGTATCACTTGAAAAAATAGATGATTTTTTTGATGAAGGAGAAGAAGATAATGATTGATGATGAAAAAACAGTACAATACAAGATTGTAGACAAATCAGGTAAAGTTGTTGAAGATGTAACATTCAATGACTATGAAAAACTGGCAGATCATATGCTTGGATTGGCAGAAAAATGGTACACTGGATTATACGATGTTGATGATACGTTAGAGATTTCTACGTTTGATAAAACTGGAGAACTTATTTACTCAGATACGGCAACATTTGGAGAAACAATGAATGATGAATCAAGTTTGGAAGACGAACTTAAGCAACTTGCTGCAATCCAACACCAACCAACAAATGAAAGTTCTGGAAGAAAGTCTACAAAGACTAGAAAAAAGAGTAAAAAATCTTGAGATTCGTATATCAAAAATACCAGATCCTTTCGTAATATTATACAGACCACCTAATTCAGACTATGTAAAGCTTAACGAGGCTTTGGATGCTTTGTTTAATCGTCTAAATAATATGGAGAATTTTTTAGCAGGAGTTGAAGAGTGCCAGCAGCAGCAAAACAAGGAAGTACAATAACGATTGTTCCGCCAACTCCATGTCAAACAACGACTACGTGTGCAGGTGGAACAGGGCAAGTATTAATTAATGGTGCGCGAGCAGCAACTGTAACCAGTCCAGTAACTCCATGGCTAGTTGGAGTACCACCTGTATGTGTTACGGTATCAGGTACAGTGACTGGTCCTGGATCTTCAAGTGTTTTAGTAAATGGGCAACCATTAGCATATTTGGGATCTATGACTTCTGCTGGTCCTATCAATGGTAATTGTGCCCCTGATGTAATAGTTGGTGCGTAATAATTAGTTTTATGTTATAATATTTTAGTTATTGAGGTAATAAATGGCAAAATCAAAAAGTTTCAATATATCAACCTATGTCCCTGGAAAACCTAAATGCACTCGTCAAGGTCGCAGTAAAAATACAAACCTTGCTGCATCCGCACGTAATGGGCGCAAAAAACGTTATCGTGGGCAAGGAAGGTAAAAAATTATGATTTTAACGCCATTTTGGCGTTTTTTTATGTTTTGACGGGATAGCAACCCCGTAAAAAGTTCTGTTTTCACTCAAATAAGGAGAAAAACAGATGGCTGTTCATTCAAATCCAGATCGAGATCAAAAATATATGAAAGAAATGTGGGGTACAACACGTTTAATCACGGATTATACCCCTATGGAGCAAAAAACTCCGTCAAAAATAAGAAAAAATGACCCTCCACAAAATAGAATGTCAAAAATGTGTGGAGGAAAGGAAGGATTTGATGATTATGTTGAATGGTGGGTATAAATAATAGAAAATAGTACAGTTCTATGCCCGTCAGTAGGTCTTTTACGGATCTGAGTATTACATTTGATAAACATCCTATCACCAATGACTTACTGGTGGTCAAAGATTTTGTTGCAATTAAAAAATCTGTGCAAAATTTATTAACTACTTTTCCTGGAGAACGTTTTTTTAATCCAAATATTGGTAGTAGAATAACAAAATTATTGTTTGAACCCGTTGATTTTATTACCTCGACCTCTCTCCGTGAAGAAATAGAGTATACAATCAAAGCTTTTGAACCAAGAGTACTGTTAGTTTCCTCAACTAATGGTAATACGGGAGTAGAGGTAGTACCAAATTTTACTGAAGATGGATATGATATTGAAATAGAGTATTCTATAATTGGATTGCCAGAAAAAACAGATACAATTTCCATCTTTTTGGAGAGAACTAGAGGATAATGGCATACAATCAATTAACAAATTTAGACTATTTTGATATAAAGAATGCTCTTATAGATTATTTAAGGGCAAATTCTACTTTTAGTGATTACGATTTTGAAGGATCTACTCTGAGTATGCTGCTGGATGTATTGGCGTATAACACATACTATACATCTTTCAATGCAAATATGCTTGTTAATGAATCATTTCTTGATTCAGCAACTCTTAGAGATAATGTAGTATCTCTTGCAAAACAACTTGGGTATACTCCACGCTCTGCTGTAGCAGCTGCGACTGCAGTAAATCTTAATGCAACATTAAATGGCACCACAATACCGAAATCAGTTTTCTTAAAAAGAGGAAATGCGTTTATAACCATAGTAGATGAAACACTTTATCAATATGTTTTACTTGATGATGTACAGACAGCAGTATTACCAAATAACACTGTAGATTTTCAAAATATTAAAATATACGAGGGATTATACATTTCTAACAGATACACCGTACCTGCTTATACAGGGGCATATAACGTGGTCTTACAGAACGCTAACATCGATACATCATCCATTCGTGTAAATGTTTTCGAAAGTGCAACGTCTTCTTCTTTTGAAAAATTTGTACAATCTGATAATATTTTAAATGTAGGTGGGCAATCACCAACTTATTTTGTAACAGAGGTTGAAGATGAAAATTACAAACTTTCATTTGGCGATGGAATTTTTGGTAAAAAATTAATTCCTGGGCAAGTCGTCGAAATTAGCTATCTTGTTACAAATGCAAGCGCAACAAATGGAGCTACAGTATTTACATATAATGGAGTGATTACTGATGTTGCTGGAGGAGTAAATTTCTCAATAACAGTAAATAGTGTAACTTCTTTGACAAAGGCATTTGGTGGAGAGTCTATCGAAAGTATCGATAGTATTAAAAGAAATGCTCCTGCATCATTTGGAGCTCAAAATCGTGCGGTAACTTCTCTGGATTACGAAGCAATTATTCGCCGCGTTTATCCAGCAACTGCAGATGTCATTTCATATGGGGGAGAAGAAGAAAATCCTCCTGAATATGGAAAAGTTAAAATTTCAATTAAACCAAGAAATCTTAATTTTCTTTCCTCTTACACAAAAAGCGTTATTATACAAGAACTTAAAAAATATTCTGTTGGTGCAGTCACTCCAGAAATAGTAGATCCATCTATTATTTTTGTTGAGTTGATTTCCAGAATATTTTATAATCAGTCAATAACCAATTTAAATTCTGACCAAATTAAACAAAGAGTAATTGCTAATTTAACAAACTATATTAGATTATCAGATACAGAAAAATTTGGCGGTAAATTTAAATATAGCAAGGCAATTAGTACAATTGATGCATCGGATAGATCTATTAGCTCTAATCTAACTGATATTAGAATGAGAAAAGATTTTTATCCTTCGTTAAATAACAATGCATATTATGAGTTTTGTTTTAACAATCCATTTGATGATGATATTGATGTTCAAACATTAGTTTCTACGGGATTTGTTGTACAACAATATCCCAACAATATTGTTTATATCGAAGATAGAGACTTAAAAATTGTATTATATCGTTTAGATTCTCAAACTGGCGATAAAATTGTATTAAATTCTGAACAAGGAGAAATTGATTATAAAAAAGGTGATATACGATTATACAATTTAAATATCATAAAAGGATCTTTTTCTGATAATAAAATAGAGATTAGATTAAAACCATTGTATAACGATATCATTTCTAAACGTCAAGTTTATCTTGATGTAGATATTGAAAAAAGTTCATTTACTTTAATTCAAGAATAAAAATAAATGGCAACGAAAATAAAAACTTTATCCGCTCTTATTGATGGGCAATTACCAGATTTTATTTCTTCTGAGTATCCCAAGTTTTCTGCGTTCATGCAGAAATACTATGAGCAGCTTGAGTTGCCAGGACAACCTGTTGATTTAATATCAAACTTAGATAAGTATCGTGATATTGATACTTACACCAATACCTTATTAAATCAACAAACTGTATTAACACAAAACATTACAGCAACCTCGACAACTATTAATGTTGCCGATACTTCTTCTTTCCCAGAAATAAATGGATATGTATTAATTGATGATGAAGTAATTTTTTACAAAACAAAAACTGCTACATCATTTTTAAATTGTTATCGTAATATTAGTTCTACTACTAAACTTGGCGATTTATATACTCCACTTCAATTCAAGCGTGTTCCAACAGCTGAATCTGGAATTGGTGTACAACACCTAAACGGTGATAAGATACTTAATATTAGTAATCTATTTTTATATTCACTAATCAAAAATTTTGAATCAGAATATTTGTCGTCTTTTCCAGAAGCAGCATTAAAAACGACAGCTGATAAAACACTATTAATTAAAAACATTAAAAAGTTTTATGCATCAAAGGGAACAGAGTCTTCAATAAAATTTCTATTCAATTCATTAGTTCCAAATGACGGACCAAACGAACCCACTGTTTACTATCCAAAAGATTCTACAGTTAAATCATCAAATGGTGAATGGGTTCACAATTATTCCTTAAAAGCAAAAATTTTAGGTAATGTTGGTGATATTCGGTATTTAATTGGTGGTAAAATTACACAACCACAAGATAAAAATGATTCAAGTATAGGATATGCCTCTGCGGTAATTGATAATATTATTTCTATAGGTGAAGGGTACTATGAAATAGTATTAGCAGAACAAAGTGTAGTGGGGCAGTTTTCTGTAATTTCAGAAACGTATTTAACTACGAATCTTTTAGCAAATCAATCAACCAATAAAAGAATTAATGTTTATTCTACATCTGGTTGGAGAACCAATACTGGCAGCTTGATTATTGGGTCTGAAGAAATAACGTACAAGTCAAAAACAGTAAATCAGTTTATTATTGACAGTAGATCATCTACTCCTGGAACATATTTTTCTAATACCCCAGTTTTTAAGAAATCAAATGTTATTGTAAACTATATTGATGAAAATAATCAAACCCAAAATAGATCTATTCTTATTTTAGGAATACTCTATAATTTAAATCAAAATATTCCTACTCCATATTCAGTGCCAGGAGATAGTATTCAAATTGCTCCTTCTGGATTTGAAACTAAAAATCCAATTATATTTAATAAAATTACAAACTCTATTCGATGGAGTTTAAATGAAACTAATATATTTTCTTCTGTTAGTTCGCTATCTGATGTATTAGTTAATGTATCTGCGATTTATGAAGACGATCAGTATTATTATATTGCGTCATCTGGATATCCTAATCATTCGATAGGAAAAACTAATTGGACTGTAACTTTACAAGATCAGAAGAATTTAAAATTAATTAGAAAATATCCTACCAGAACTACTGAAGTATACGAAACAACAAACAAAGATGTTGGTGTGCTTATAAATGGCGTTCCAATTAGAGGAGTTAAGGATGATGAAACTATTACATTTGGAGAAATAACGAAATTTATTATAACTAACAAAGGAAATGGGTATTTAAATCCTCCCAGAGTCTTAGTTATTAGTAATGCTGGTGTAAGCGGAGTAGCTGAAGGTCGTGCAGTGCTGTCTGGAGATGTTGTAGACCGAATTGATATCGTAAACGGTGGTCAAGGATTTTTTCCTCCCGTTCCAACAATTATACTTACCTCTGGAAGAAATGCTACTGCAGAACCAGTAATTACAAATGGCAGAATAACTAGCATAAAAGTAATAAATCCTGGGGAGTACTATACTACTCCGCCTAAAGTAATCATTACTGATTCATCGAGCAAAGGAAGATTTGCTAACTTTACTGCAACGATTTCAGATGATGGAAAACTTACTGGATTTATTAAAATAGAGGAAGGAAAATTTTATGATCCAGAACGAACTACAGTAACAATTAAAGAAATTGGTTCTGGGGCTCAAGCAACAGCGTTTGTAAGAACTTGGACTAAAAATAGATTTGAAAAATTAAAATCAAATTTAGATAGTAGTAATGGTCATTATTTTTTAAATAACAATCCTGCGCTTGGTTATGGTTACAATTATGTTGGCAATCCAAAATCATTACGAGTAGCATTGGGCGATAATTTAGATAATTTAGGAAATGTGCCGACTACGCTAACGCATTCTCCTATTATTGGGTTTGCTTATGATGGAAATCCTATCTATGGTCCGTATGGATATCAAGATCCAGGAAATTCTACATCTTCTGTTGTTAGAATGACTACCAGTTACAAATTAAAGACTTCAAGACCTAAAGGACCAGCAACAAGTGAATACTTCTTAGGTTCTTTTATTGAAGATTATGAATATCTTCATAGATCAGGAAGTTTAGACGAAAATAATGGAAGATTTTGTGTTACACCAGACTATCCAGAAGGAACATATGCATATTTTGTAACAATCCAAGCAGATAATACTCCAGTATATCCATATTTTATAGGAAAAAATTATTATGCAATTCCAGTAGATTCAAACTATAATAAAACGATATCTCAAGATGATTTACCGTTAAACATCTCCAGATTAAGAACTTCCAGAACAACAAACAATGGAGATGGTGTAGTTGCATTTGTCGAAGAAGTTAAAACAGGATCTATTTCGAATGTTGATGTGAACTTTTCTCACAATAATTTTTCGGTCGATGGAGTAGTAAATGTAGATTATTCTGGGACAGGTGGTTCTGATATTTTAGCTCAAGTTGCTACTTTAAAGGGTAAATCAGTAAACTCTTTAGTATCTTCTTTTGGGATATTCAAATTTTTTGATTATTTTACGGCAACTATTACTTCTCAATTAATTTCAACAGGAACTACTAATTTTCCTGTTAACGTAAACTCTTTAGGATTTTCTCTGGTAATTTCTTCCAGAGCAATTCCTAATTATTCTTTGACTAGTACCAATGTATTGATACGTGGTGGTTCAAATAATTCATTTGTTGCTTTATTGCCACCATCTTTAGATAAGTGCATTAAATTAACCACAGAGTCTCCATGTTATTTGTATGATGGAGATATCTTAAGACAGGATCAAACATTAGCCTCAGGAAAAGTTGTTGGTGATGTGTTTAATTCAAAAGTTATTGTGTTGAAAGAGGTTACTAAATCATTCACAAATATTAACGCAACTGCAACAAATAAAGCATCAGCTTCCATAGAAGTAATAAGTATTGTTGTAGACAAAGTTTCCAGTTATAGTTTAGGTTCATTTATTTCACAGACGAATGGAAGACAAGCAATAATTCTTTCTTCATCAAATAATAGAATTAATTTAGCATCAAATACATTTGAATTAAATGAGCCTATTATATTTTCTGCTGCTTTTTCTGGATTAGTAACTGATAAAATTTATTACGTAGTTAATCCAACCCCAACAAATTTTGAAGTTGCGTTGACTCCAAATGGAAGTCCTATACTAATATCTAATAATACCTCTCCTGGAGCAGTAGTAATAAACCAAAAAGCTTTAGGAGTTGTTTTGGAGGCAACCCAAGAAAAAAATACTTGTCAAATTCGCGTGATACGTGGAAATTTTGAAGTTTCATCTACATATTTCTTAAAAACTAATGATTTAAAAGACACGGTAGGTAGTAAAATTGTACAAAAAAATCCATTAAGTTATGATATAAAAATATTATCAAATACCGATAAAATTGCTATTTTAAAAACTAACGAGAATCATAATGTATCGGTAGGAGACCTAATTAATGTAAATATTAACCCAGATGATGCGGTCAGCACCACCACAATATATGTACGAAGAAAAATTTATCAAAGAGTTAAGTTAAATTCACCAACATATAGCAAAATATTGAATGATAGTGGTGTGGGAAGAATTTTAACACTCAATAGTGGTTCTGACTATGCATATGACACGTCTGGCAACAATACTTACACAAACGTTGAGTTGATTTTTGCAAATCAAACATTGTGCAGAAATGAAACGGGTCAAGTAACTAGTGATTTGACAACCGCTGTCATAGGAAACCCTGGAAATCAAAATAATGCCCGAGCTACAATTTCAGTAACAAATGGATTAGTTACTTCCATCACAATTACATCTAAAGGCAGATTATATAAGAAAGGAGATCTTCTTAGTGTAGCACCTGCATCAATTTCCAGAAATCCAACATCAATCTCCACCAGATCACTTATAATAGAAGTTGATCATGCTGGATTTGCAAAGTTAAACACTAAATTATTTTTAAGTGACATAAATTCTATATCCGTCAATGATTTTCTGCAATTAGGGACAGAAGTCGTTAAGGTAACAGCAGTTAATGCTGTAGAAAATTCAATTACTGTATTGCGAGCGCAAGAAAATACAACCACATCAGATCATATCAGTGGGCAAGTAGTAGAAGCATATTTACCTAAGTATCTTTTTAATTCTAATTACCAATTAGGCAATACACCTTCAGATCCATATGTTTCTTTTTATGATCCTGTATCAAGAGAATTAGAGGTAACATTTGATACTGGTAATACACTAACTACGATTAATCCATTAAGTGCTTCAAGTTTCTTTTATGATCAAAATGTTCCTCGAAAAATAGTTGGTGTTGTTGATATTTTAAAAAATTCATCTTATAAATTTGAATTTTCTTACGATAATATTAATTGGTCTAAAAATCCGATTATTCCTATACAAAAGTATTACAAATATAAATTTGATACGTCAAACCCATCATTATCTGGAAGTTTTCTTGAATTTTCTCCCAGTGGTAATTACAATATACTTACTTTAGAAGTAGATAGGAGTCCAATTGTACCAGGATTTGCAAATTCTTTTACAACAATGAAAGTGGGATTTGGCGCTAATATTGCATCAAACACTTTTACAAATCAAAAAGATATAGAGTTCACAAATTATTACTACTTTGATAAAAATAATATTATCGATCCAGAAAAATCTTATTTAAAAGTCATTGATGATCCTTTGCAAGGAGAGCATAAAATCATATACACCACTCCTCGGGAAATGGTCTATGAAGTCAATAGCTATCCTCAACACTCTGGATCTGGATCTATTTCATATGTAACTTCGTCTCTTGGCGCAACAGGAGAAATAAATTCTTTTAAAATAGTAAATTCTGGCAAAAATATGTCTAAACTGCCAGTAATACTTGGAGTTCAACCTTCTCCTTCCTTAGAATGTAAAGTAAATGTTGATTGGAATGAAAATACTCGTAAAATTGTCGGGCTTTCTATAATTAACCCAGGATCTAATTATTCTAAACCAAAAGTTGTTGTGGCAAAGGGAGATGGAATAAATTTTGAATTTGATGTTAGAAAAAGTGCCGATAATAGTATTTCCGCAGTTATATTATTAAATGGTGGATCAGGATTTACGTTCAAACCAGAAGTTAGGGTTATAGAGACAGATGTCAAAGCATATTTCTATAGTAAAGAAATTGGTGTTCCCTCTAAAATATCGATAATAGACAACGGAAAAGGATTCAATAGTGATGTAACCACTAAAAGAAAAATTACTTCTGATAGAATTTTAGTTCTTAAAAATTTTCCAGCAAAAGCATTTTTTGAAAATGAAATCGTGCAGCAATATGATGGATCTACAATAATTGCTTCGGGATATGTTTCTAAAGAAGGATGGAAAGAAGGAAGCAATATTCTTCGATTGAATCGAGTGACTGGAGAATTTAAAAACAATTTACCAGTTGTTGGTAAAACGCAAAATAATACTGCTACCGTAGTTTCTTCTTTTGTTGGAGAATTTAATTATGATATCAAATCTTATTTTGATAATATTGGATACTATATCTCTGATAGGTCTAAACTTAGTTCTTCATCTCAAAAATTAACAGATTCTTATTTTTATCAAGATTATTCTTATGTTATTAGATCCAGAACTCCCATAGACATTTGGAGAAGATTAATAAAATCTTCTACTCACCCAGCTGGATTTGAATTATTTGGTGAAGTTGCCATAGATTCTGTAGGTATTGCTAAAATTAACAGTATACAACCAAAAATTGATCATATTTCTTCTATTCAACTGTGGGATCCGCAAAAAAATAAGATCACAATTGAAAAATCTTACAGAACTATTACTAATCTAACAGTATCATCCAATTTTGTTGATAAGCAAAGAGGAAAAGGATCTGTATTTGTAAATACTTTTGATGATTCAGAAACCCAAAGTTTTGAGTTTTATTTAACGCCAGAATTTAATGGGTATTTTGATTCTAATGGAAATAGAGCAGGGAATAAAGTATTTACTATGAAAATTATTGGAAGCAACAATAATTTATCTCTTCCTGCTAAAGAAAATGTTGTTATTTCATTAGATGGCGTAGTCCAGCAACCAGGAAAAACATTTACGATTTCTAATACACAAATTACATTTGCTGAGGCTCCTTTGGGATATAGAAATGCTATCGGGCAACCAATACCAGCATCATCATATATTGAAGGAGTTGATACCGTTAAACAAAAATTTATTGGAAAAGCGTTACGATATAGAAATAGCACAATAAATTCTGCTTATTTTAAATCTATATCGGATATTTCTTCTCAATTCAATGGAGTAAAAACTAATTTTAAATTATTAGATTATAACAATAATTCAGATATTATATTAGAATCTGGCGATAATTTAATTGTGTCTGTAGACGGAATTTTGCAGAATCCTGGAATAACCCCAACTTTTCCTGTTGATAGATCATACTATATCAAGAGATCCGTTACTCCAAATGAAATTATTTTTACCGAACCTCCAAAATCTGGTCAAACATTTGGGGCATACTCAATTTCTAATTATGAATTAGCAGAAATTGATGAATCCTTCGTAAGTGGAACTTTTTATGGTCCATTCATTATGCGAAGAAAATTTAATAAAAAACCATTAGAAGTTTTTAATGATAATAATGTATTGGTTTTTATAGACCGCGTACTACAGAAAAAAACCAGAAATTATAATATTCAAGGTTCTTCAATAACTTTTTCCTCTCCAATTCTTCCTGGGCAAAAAGTTACAATATTGTATTTTTATGGAAGAAGCGCAGCGACTACAGTAACTGCGTTTAATTACGAAGAAGATACCTATTTCAACTTAGTAAAAATTGCTTTAAATTATGTTCCGCCCTTAGCTCAATATGCAGATAGAATTGCTTATCAAGGTAGCAATATTAGTAATTATACTGCTATAGGAAAAGCAAAAGGAGTATCTGTAACTCCTACTGGATCTGTATTGTTATTACAAGCACAAAATGCTCCATTTCTAACTAATAAAGATATTACCATTATTAATGGATTAGCATCTGGTATTGGAGATTTAGTAATTCCACAATCGGCAATTATTAGTATAAGTCCTTTTGAATCTGATGAAGAAACACTGGGTATTTTACAAAAAGATAATTCTGGTTGGTTGCTTGGATCATCTTTAGGTAAAAAAACTCCTAATTTTATTGATATTGGCGATCAAATTAGAATTGATGGAGAAACTAAGTATAGAACTATTCTTTCTCTTCCTGATAAAGTTTTAAAGAGCCAATATAATAACAATTCTTCAATTGCAAATAATTTCTTTGGAAAACTTGGCGTTACTCCAAATGATGAAACATTCAAAGGAGAGGGATTGACAGTATTTGCAAAAGTTGAAAATGGAAAAATTTCTGCTTTAGAATGGAATGATAGAAAATATAATCAATATGGGTTTGGTAAGATTCAACCTGGAGCATACGGATACGAAAATGCTCCTAAATTAACGTTTGTTCCTCAACCTGTAAGAGATGATGGAGGGAGTATTATTTCTCCAGCTCAGGGAGGAGGTGCTGAAGGATTTGTAGTAGTAAGTGGTGGAGAAGTTATTGATGTTGTTTTGACTAATCCTGGCAGCAATTATTTAACTTCTCCAAAAGTTTATGTTGCAAAAGGATATGATATTATTAAAAACCCAGAAAAAAGAGTTAATAGTAAATTTGAAATAAGCTTTTTCCCTAAAATTTCTACAACTTTTATAGTATCTTCTGTAATAAATCTTGAGTATGGGTTTGCAGTTCATGAAGATCCATATATTATCAGTCCTACTGCAAAATTAGATAGATCAATTGTAATTACAACAGAAGTCAATACTTTAAGCACTACTCCAAATATTGTGAATGTTGCATATAATGCTACATTTATAAATTGTCAATTACATAAACTTGCCACAATAAATTCTGTAGTTTCATTAACAAAAGATATTATTGTAAATGTTCATACACTATGGGAAAATGTAAAAGAAACTACAATTAAAAATATTCAACAAGAAATTAAAAAAACCATCCCAACTGGGTTTGTAGATATGCTTGCCGAACCAGTAAATACTGAAATTTCGTATGCTTCTCTTACTCTTGGTCCTACCTTAAGAAAATTTGAAAATGGTGCTTTTAATGATATGGGGTTTGTAAACATCGGCGGGATTAGTTTAGAACAATTCACAAGAACTTATGGTGATATAACCATCCAAGATTTTGAGGTAAGAGCTCATAGCGCCAAAGCAACGGTAGAAGAAACTTTGATGAATTTAGGATATGGATCTACAAATGAGTATGGTGCATTTTTACAAACGAACCTTACTACGACTAGTTCTATTATTTACATCTCTAATACAAGTCGATTCCCTGCATCAGGAAAACTTTTGGTGGGAGATGAAATAATTACGTATAGTTCTAAGTTATCTGATCGTTTTGTGGGCGTTTTGCGTGGTCAATATAATACTACTGCAAAAGCTCATACTGCTGGAGATTATTTAAGAACTTTGAATTAAAGGTATAAATATAAATAAGAATTACGAACCAATTAGCAAGAGAGAAGTTTTCAATGGCCGCAATTATTTCTGAAAAGTTTAGAATTTTTAATGCCAAGCAGTTTTATGAATCTCTAACAGAACCTGCAGGGGGTACAGATACCTCACCAGAAAGAACAAGAATGTATTTCTTTGTAGGAAGACCACAGAGATGGTTTGCGTATTTAGAAATTTTTAATAAGTCTTCAACTGATTTTGTTGCTGGGCAAAAAGTATTTGTAGGAGCAAACTTTGCTGCTGCTACATTTAGAGCTGATGTAATTGGGGCATTCCCTAATAGTTTACTCTTATCTGCAGTTGGTCCTACTGCATCTGCATTTCCTGCTGCTGGTTCTACTATAACTGGATACAATCCAATTACAAGCACAGCAACCGCTGCTACAGCATTAACTGGCGTATATCGTTTTGCTACAGACGATATTCCACCAGTTCCATTTGATAATCAGACAGAAAAATTTGTCTCGTATTCTGACATTTTAGCTGCAAAAAGAATTACAGGAGAATTTGCCAGACCTGTAATTAGAAGATTTAACTGGGATGTTGCAACTAATAATCGTTATGATATGTGGAGACCAGATTATTCTGAGAAAAAAACTTCTGCCGTAACTTATTCAGGAGGATCAACTGGTTCTCAAAATATCTCAACTGCTAAATTCTACGTTGTAAATAGTCGTTATGAGGTATTTAAGTGCCTCTACAACGGCGAAGCCCCTACTTCTCTACTAACAGGTGGCGTACTACCAACAGTGGCATATGAACCATCTACCGCGCCTTCCAGCGGCACCTTTGCAGCAGGCATTTACAAAGAACCAGTTGATGCAAATGGGCAATCAAATTATATTTGGAAATATATGTATACTATTTCCACAAATGACGTTTTGAGATTCCTCTCTACAGATTTTATTCCTATTGTTACTGATACCACAGTTCAAGCAGCGGCAGTTGATGGAGCAATTAGTGCTGCTGTATTGAAATCAATTGGTTCAAATTTACCAACTAGTCAAACTGCACTTTATACTCCTATTTTGGGAGATGGAAGTGGTGGTGTTGTTAAATTTGGCACAACTGGTACTGGCACAATTAATTATGCATATTTACATGCTGCTGGATCTGGATACACATATGCAAGCGTTATATTAAAAAATGGCAATGTATATTCTGATGCTGCTTTGACTACAGCTGTAACTGTAGCTAATACTGCAACTGGTGCTGTTGAGTGTGTTCTTTCTCCTCAGGGAGGTCATGGAAAAGATCCATTTGTTGAATTAAATGCTAAGCGCATCATGACAAACATTCGTTTGACATATGCTGAGGGTGGTGGAGATTTCCCAGTAGAAAACGATTTCAGAAGAATTGGTATTCTTCAAGACCCTCTACTCTATGGTACTTCTAATTTTGCTACTGTCGATACTCTATCCAATTTGAGAGCGGTTAAACTAACGGGAGTCACAGGTCTTTTCCAGCAAGACGAAGAAATTACTCAAACTAATGCTGGTAATGTTTCAAAAGGAACTGTAGTTGCCTGGACTCCAGATGCTGGCACAACAACTTCAGGGGTATTAAAATATTTTCAATCATCAGATTATCATTTAGATAATGGCGTTATAAGACCTTTTGTATCAACCGCCGCAAATCCTATTACAGGATTAACATCTAATATTACTGGAACAGTTGATACCTCATTTAACGCTTCATCTTTGGGATCTACGTTTAGCAATGGGCTTGCTCTGCCAGAAATTCAACCAAATTCTGGTGAAATTGTATATATTGAAAATAGAAGATTAATTACCAGAGCACCAGACCAAGTAGAAGATATTAAACTCGTTATTGAGTTCTAATTAGAATAAAGTAAATTACGCAAGAGCTTGAGAATAAAATGCCTCAAAAGACAAATCTTAACGTCCCACCATATAATGATGATTTTGACAAAGATAAGGGATTTTACAAGGTATTATTCCGTCCTGGTTATAGCATACAAACCAGAGAGTTAACTACTTTACAGTCTGTTCTACAAAACCAAATTGAGAATTTTGGCAGAAGTAGATTTAAACAAGGACAGCAAGTAGTTCCTGGTGAGGTAGCATTTAATAATAAATTAGATTATGTTAAATTATCTTCGGTTTCAGAAGTTGCAGTAAATGTAAACGGAAATATTGTATTTCAAAAATATGATATCACAAAATTAGTTGGAACAACTTTGCAGGGATTATCTTCAGGGGTACGTGCATCTGTTATTTGGTATGCTAAATCATCTGAGGTTGAATCTGATATTTTGTTCATAAAATATGTTAATAGTGGCAATGCTAATAATGAATTTACTTTTAGACAAGGAGAGACATTAGAAGTATTAGATATTGCAGATACTCCAAGACTTATTGTTGGAACTGATGGTAGTGCTTTACCTACTACAATTACTGTAAAAGATTATGATACTGGAATTAGTAAAATAATTGATAGTCCTGCAATGGGATATGCTTCGGCAGTTAAAGTAGAATCTGGTGTTTATTTTGTTAATGGATATTTTGTTAATAACAAAGAACAATTAATTGTAGTTGACAAATATTATAATAAACCATCTGCAAAAGTTGGATTTTCAATTACCGAAAAGATTATCACTCCAGAGATAGACAGTTCTTTGTATGATAATTCAAGAGGATCATCTAATTTTGCGGCGCCTGGATCGCATCGTTTAAACATTGATTTAAATTTGGTTGTTTTAGATTTCGATTCATTAACAGATAATCAATATATTCAATTAGTAACAATTAAAAACGGAGAGATACAACAACTTGTAAAATCCACGGATTATAATATATTAGAAGAAACTTTAGCAAGAAGAACATTTGATGAATCTGGTGATTATGTTGTAGATAATTTTTCTTTAGATTTAAGAGAGTATTACCAACAAGAAGATAACAAAGGTCTGTACCCATTAAATACAACTACTAATTTAGTTAATGGTAAGAAACCTGCAACTGCCTCTCAATTAATGGTAGCGGGAATTGAATCTGGCAAAGCGTATATTAAAGGTTATGAAATTATCAACAAAGAAAAAAAATATTTGGAAGTTAATAAAGCTAGAGATACTTTAGTACAGCAAAATAATAGAACTAAATTTTCTTCGCTATCATACTTTAATGTTACTAATGTTCATGGTAGTGTTCCGCTCAATGCGGATGGAGCTGAATTAACTGCTTATCCCACACTTTTTTTAAATTCTACATTCAATGATGGATCTGTTGGATTAAATAATACCGAAATATCTACATATTCCAAACAAACTATAAATCGTAGAGGTCAAAAATTTGGATTAGATGATGGTATTGTTACATTATACCTGAGAGATCCAGCAAATTATGCGACCAGGACTTTCCCCACAGATGCAACGTTTGGAACAACATTTACAGATCTTTGGTTTGTTGTATCTTTAGGATCTACTGCGATTCAGACTATCGTAAGAAATATTAAGTTATTATCATACTCTGTTGTAAAAAGACCCGAGATTCCATATACAGGCACAACAGAACCAAACTATTTGGAGCTAACCGTATCCGCTAACAAAGAAGACATCCAATTCTTTTTGAAAGAATTTGATGAATTTGATACTGTCAAAAGAAGAAAACTTTTTGTAAGTCAGCAAGATGCCAAAGATTTTTATTTTCAAACTCAAGGGGCATCTGCTACCATAAGCCCATATTCTGAAATTGTAGATTACAATACTGTAATTACTCCGATTGTTGGCGTGGCAAAACCAAAAGATTTTGTATTGCAAAAAATAGGAACAGGATTTAATGTAGACACTGATATTATTTTATCTCAGGGTAGATTAAATTCTGGTCAAAGAACATATAATTCTACATTTAAATTATCTTATTTCAATCCCACATTTTTTACAAAACTTGTTTTAGATGAAAATATTGCTACACAAACCTTTACAACTGGAAAATATGTGACTGGGTTGACCAGTAAAGCTTATGGCATTGTAGAAGGTTCTGCTGCTACAAAATATACATGTGGAAATCTTTTATTTGTCCGAGTATTATCTGGAGAATTTGTTTCTGGCGAAACCATTATAGACGAATCAGGAAATAATCAAAAAATAGCAAAAGATGGAACAATTTCTCATTTTATTGTAAATCATAGAGGAGAAGGATATCCTGCTACAACAAAATTAAAAATTAATGGGGTTACTTATAATAACTCTGCTGTAGAAATTGGTATTATTGGTAATAATATTTACAAAATTATTATAAAAGATAGAAACTTAGTATCTCAAATATATTCAAACACTCCAAGTATTTCTTTTGATACAGGAGCTGCCAATGTAATTTCAGAAGCCGTAGTCACCCCTGTTTTGTATAGAAATAGTGTACAAAGTTATGGGGCAGAAAATATAAAATCAATACATTCATCTTTTGGAGCTGGCGACGTATATACCTTTACTTGCGATGTAGAAACCTTTGATTCTTCATTTTTAAATACAAAAGTATTAACAGATTTTACTTTCTCTGGATCTAAAGGATCTAAATTTATTGAATGCAATGGATTCTCGGGAAATCCAGCAACAGAATTAGTTCCTGGAGATTTAGTACAATTTACAGATGTTGCTAATAATGTTATTCGTGTAATTGTACAACGAATAGATTTGCCAGAGGGATTAATAAAAGCTAAAATTTATTTTGATAATGTTTTACAAAATAACGTTACAAATGGCAGTGTAATTAAAGTTAGACCAAATATTGGTAACTCTGCAAAATCTACCTTACTTCTTAAAACATCGGCAAAATATTTAAGCAAAATTGTACAAGATCCAGAAAATTCTGAAATTTCGTATTTCTTCAGAAGAGATTTTGTTACTATTGCTTCTACAAGTGGAGGCAATATTACATTTGCTGCTCAACTTCCATATGGGACACAAAGATTTGCTCCATTTTCAAAAGAAAATTTTATTCTTACTGTTTTAGATAAAAAATCTTCTACTACAGTTCAAGACGGTGATATTATTTTCTTAAAAGAAGATCAAATTACGATTCAAAATTCTATCATCTCAGAAACGGGAGGAGTAACAGCTGGTAGTATTAGTATTAACTTGCCCAGCGGATTTTTTGGAACAACTTCTAACTTCCCTATATTGAAGTTAACATCTACCGTAGAAGTTTTAAAAGCAAGACCAAGATTAAAAACTTTCTATAAAGATAAAAGAGTATTAATTATAACACCTGGGGACAAAGTTATTCCTATAAGAGGAGTTGATCTGAGTACAACCAGTGATGAAGTAGTATCATATTCCGATGTTGTCAAAATTAAATTTATTTACGAAGGAACATCGCAAACTCCTCCTGTAGTTTCTTCTACTGGAGAGTTAGTAACAGGGACAGATGTTACTGATAAATTTACTTTTGATGATGGTCAACGTGATACTTTCTATGATGTTTCTCGTTTGGTTTTAAAACCTGGATCTGAAACTCCAACAGGGCAATTAATCGTGGGGTTTGATTACTTTGAACATTCTCAAGGAGACTTTTGCACGGTTGATTCTTATGTGCATGAATCGGGTGTTGCCATTTCTGATATACCAGATTTCAACTCTGCAATTTTAGGGAAAATTTCTCTTAGAGATGTATTTGATTTTAGACCAAAAGTAGATTCCACAGCTATAATTAGTGGATATCAAGATACTTCTATTTTATCAGTAACTGATTTTAACAGTTTTACAAAGTCAGCTGGAGTGGTGGCAAATTCTCTTGCTGCTGATGCTAATTTATCTTACAGTATCTCATATTCTGCATCTCAGTTCTTGGATAGAATTGATGGTATCTTCTTAGATAAGAAAGGAACATTTATTGTAAAAGAAGGAAACTCATCTTTAAATCCCACAAAACCTGCAGATGTTGATGATGCGGTTCCTTTGTATTATTTTTACGTTCCTGCATATACCTCCACGGCTGAAGATGTAAAAATCATACCAGTTGATAATAAGCGTTATACAATGAGAGATATCGCTAAATTAGAAAAGCGTGTAGAAAGATTAGAAAACTATACTTTACTTAGCGTTTTGGAGCAGCAAGCTTTAAATATGCAAATCAAAGATGAAGTAGGTTTAGATAGATTTAAGAGTGGTTTTGTAGTAGATAATTTTGAAAATCATGGTGTTGGAAATGTTAAGTCATTTGATTATAGATGTTCTATAGATACTCAGCAGTCTTCATTGAGACCTCTATCCAATGAAACCTCACTTAGACTATCAGAGATAAGCGTCAATGATGATCAAAGATCTTTAAATAACTATAAAAGAACAAATCAAATTATTACCTTACCATATACTGACTTAGTTTTTGCAAAAAATCCATTTGCTACTAAAAAATTACCAGTAAATCCATTTGTTGTTCTCCAATATGTTGGGGATGCTCGTCTAACACCCAATTTAGACAAATGGTTTGATCAAAAACAAAAACCGTTAGTATTAGATAACGACAGTCAAGTATTTACAGCATTTTATGCTAAGTCTGATCCCAGAGAAGCATATGCTAGTTTGCATAATAATTTTATTGTTAATTGGATAGGAACAAACAGAGTATTCTTTAATCTTACATCTTTGAGCAATTTGTCAAGTAATGTTGCAACCTCTTCTACCTCAACTGCTTCTACCTCAAGTGTTTCTAACATTAGCCCACAAAATAATCAGTTAGCACAAAACGTACCATCTAAATCTGTTGGGGCAAATTCAGTATCCACAGCTTTACAGCAATTTTGCAGATCTGTACCAGTATTTTTCACAATAACCAGAATGAAACCATTTACGAAGTTGTATTCGTTTATGGATAAACAATCAGTTGATCGTTGGGTTATTCAAGATTTTAGATATACTGGAGTTCCTGGGAATTCATTAAGCACATTCAATAGCGGTATTGTTACAGATGCAAATGGCAACGCCAGTGGATTGCTCCTAATACCATCTGGATATGCTCCACAGACAGGATCAACATGGACAGGAACTATAGAAGATATACAATATGATACCACCGTATCATTATTTTTTACTACTGGGATTAAAAATATTAAATTTAGCTCAAATAAAGAAGGATTAATTGATAGCACCGTAGATACATATACTGAAATTAATTATTATGCTACTGGGTCTTTACCAGAACAACCTTCTTCTATTATTTCTACCAGTCCTGCTATTCTAAAAGCCCCAGAAGGAATTCAGTTCATTGAAAACACCAAGGCACAAGTAAAACCAAATCCATTATCACAGTCATTTAAAATTGAAAAGTTTCCTGGTGGAATATTCTTAACAGGGGTAGATCTTTTCTTCAATAAAAAGAGTGCAACTATTCCGATTAAAGTTTATTTAACAAATATAGAGAGTAGCAAACCAGGAAAATATATTGTTCCAGGAAGCGAGTCCGTATTAAATCCAGATACTTATATTAGAGTATTCACTAATGGTACGTTAACTGTAACTCAGGGAGAAAATTGTACTGGCGTTACATCTGGCGCAGTTGGTCCAGTTAAAGAAATATTTGATAGAAATAACATTGCTTTAGTCCCTTCAACTACTGGAAAATATACACTAACTAATGATCAAGTGTATACTGTAGTGCTTAGTAATCATAATGGGAAATCATTTGTTGCAAATGAAGAATTGACATTCCCATCATTAACCACTTATAATGCTACTCAAAATACAAATTTGCGTGTCACTATTGCAAAAGACTCGGGAAGACTAACTGAACTAAAAGTTAATAATTTGGGATCTGGATATGATAGTGCTACGATTACTGTAGAAAGTCCTCAATTACCTGGAGGGGTTCAAGCAAGAGCAGTTTGTTCAGTATCTGCTGGTAGTATTTTTGCAGCAGATATATTGATTGCTGGAAATGGTTATACTAATCCACCAGCAATTATTATAAATGGTACAGGAACGTCAGCTTCTGCTGGTTCTATCCAGTCATTTATAGAAATAGATACTCCTGCTGTTAGGATGGGGGTTGCTACTGATCCTACTGTTGGGACTGTTTTAAATTCTACTACTCCAACTAAATTTGTTTTTGAATATCCAGTTTACTTACAAAATGAAACCGAGTATGCTTTAGTGATTGAATCAGATTCAACCGATTACTTGCTGTGGGCATCCAAACTTGGGGAAATAGAAATCGCTTCTAATTCTGTAGTTACTGCAACTCCTTTGTTAGGATCTGTATTTAAATCGCAAAATGTGGATTCTTGGACAGAAGATTTATTAGAAGATATTAAATTTACTCTTTATAGAGCAGAATTTGATATTTCAAGAAATGGAATTGTAGAACTTTCTAATAAGTCATTAAATTATGAAATGTTAGATACTAATCCATTTGATACGGATTCATTATCTGATACTACTGCTACATCTACTCTTTACAAAAATAACAATAAAATTATTAATGTAAAACACAAAATTAATGGGTTTGAAGATAGTGGTAAATCATATGTGAGTTTTAAAAACTCAAACAGTTTTGGTGGTTTTGATAGTTCACAAATTAATAATGTATTGTATCAAGTAAACAATGCAGGAATAAACACATATAACATTACTGCCAGCACATTAGCATCATCAAATGCATCTGGTGGTGGATCTAAAGTTCTTGCTTCTTACAATAAGAAGTATGAAAAGCTTTTTGCTCAATTAGAATTTTTAAATTTTGCAGAAACAAAAATAAATGCAGAAGTAAAAACTACTAATATTTTACCTATTGATGTTGATGTAATTAATTATCAATCATATAGTCAAAGTGAATATGAAAAAACTTTTCTAAATGAAGAACATTTCTTCAATAATCAAAAAGTTGTTTGTTCTCGGGTTAATGAATTAAAGAATTTAAGCACGTCTTCTAAAAATTCTTTAGTTTACAAATTGTCTTTATCTTCTACAAAATCATATCTTTCTCCCGTTATTGATTTACGATCTTCCAATGTTATTTTAATCAGTAATGAAGTTGAAAAATGTGAAGGCAAAGAAGATAGATATGGCAAAAGAGATCAACTATTACAGTTTTATCCTGTTTATAGATTTACAGTAGTTGGAACATCTGTCAGTAGTATTATTGCTGGTGATGCAGGAAATGTTAAATTAATTAGTGGGAATACATCTAAAGCACAAGCTGCGATTGTTAAGTTTGATTCTACAACTTCTCAACTCTTTGTTAAAATGCTAACCGATACTTTGTTAAGTCCCAGTGAATCATTAACATTTGCCTCTCAACCAACATTGACTGGATTAACTGTTGGTGTAACTGGATTAATTGAGGAAACATTTAATATTGCATCAAATTCAACGGTAACCGCAATTGATAAAACAAATACTACAAGATCTTATGATAATTTGATTAATGGAAAAGTAGTTTCTTGGGATTCTAAGAGAAAAGTTTTGAGGGTTTCTTGCAATAAACAACCAATTAATAATAATTATACAGCTGTATCTTCTATTGGATCTGATTTTGCTCGTATTCCTTTCTCCAGTTCTGCTGGTGCTCAAGGTAAAGATATTTTTAGAGTTAATGATTTGGTTGGATATGAAAATCAATCTGCAGATACTAAATCATTCTTAGAAGTGAAATCAGTATCTTATGCAGATGGTATATTATTTGTTTCAGAAAGTAACAATAATAGTTCTTCTTTAGCAAAATATCTTACTAAGGAAGTCACTTTAGAGACACCTGCTACATCAATTGATGTGCGGTTGACTGCTAATTTGTTCCAAATAGATGATATTGAAGTCTTGTATAAAATAAATTATGCAACTTCTCAATACAAATTTGAAGATTTGTCATGGAAATATTTTAATGAGACTGGAAACCCAGACGTAGAAGTAATTCCATCTACTGATAATCTTATTGCTGGGTATATTGAAAATCAAAAATCATACAAAGAATATAAGTATTCTGTAAATAATTTACAAGAATTTACTTCTTTTGCTGTGAAAGTTGTAATGAGATCTTCAAATCCTGTATTTGTTCCTAAAGTTCAAGATATTCGTATTGTTTCGTCCTTCTGATAATGAATTATTCAAAAATAAAAGCTCACGACAATTTAGTTAGAGATAACTCTACTGGAGCAGTTATAAATACTGATAAAAGTACATTTGAAGATATAAGAAGGATTCGGAGTAGTAGTTGTTCCGTCAAGCAATTGCAGTCAGATCTTGAGAGCTTAAAGCATGAATTGTCAGATATAAAAAATCTTCTAAGAGAACTAATAAAACATGGCGGTTAGAGAAGTATTAAAAACGTATACGTTTGAACAACAACGTCAAGAAATTAATAGTTTATCCAACGATGTTGGAGACGCTGGTTCTCTTTCGACGACATCAAAAGTAATAACTCAAGCAATTAATGATGTTGTTAGTGGTGCTCAGCAATTAGTTAATGCAACATTAACTGGAGATTTAACTATCCAAGGTGGGGACATCTATCTCGACAATGCTGCCACTGATATTAAAATAAAAGATAATGTCCTAAATGCGTTATTAATCAAAGAAGGATCCAATCCATATATTAGTGTTGATACTACTGATACTACGGAATTAATTACTTTACATAAAAATACTCTTGTTGGTGGAAATTTAACAGTTAATGGGGACATTACTTTTAGAGCTGGACAAGGAAGTGCTGGGCAAATTACTTTAGGCGATTCAAATACTGATAATATTGTATTTGGTGCTGATGTTAATTCCAGTATTATACCAAATACTAATAATACCTATAATTTGGGTTCATTATCCCAAATTTGGTCAAGTATTTTCTTAACAACTATTTCTGGAGGAACAAATGCGGATATTATTGTTGATCCAAATGGCACTGCTGATTTTATATTTAAAGGCGGGGTAGGGCAACAGTTTATTATTAATGATGGAACTGTAGAAAAATTTAGAATTGATAGTGAAACAGGAAGTGTTTTCTTCAGTGGTCCCATCAATGTTCCTGGTGGAATTGCATTACAAGATAATACTGCAAATGCATTTACTATTACCGAAGGAACCAATCCATATTTCACTATTGATACAGTAAATAACGCAGAGAAAGTTACTGTTCATAAAAATCTTGATGTTCTTGGCGATCTTTATGTTGCTGGTACAACAACCACAATTAATTCAGCGACAGTTACCGTAGATGACAAGAATATTGAATTAGGTAGTGTTGCAACTCCCACTGATATTACTGCTGACGGTGGTGGTATTACATTAAAAGCTGCTCAAGATAAAACTATTAAGTGGTTACAATCTACTAATTCTTGGGAATTCAATGTACCAACAAGAATTGAAGATGGATTAAAAATTTCTAAAAATGCAATTACAAATACCAATTCGACTGCTTCTGATATTACCGTTACTCCAGGATTAGATCGAGTTGTTATTCTTGACACTCGTGCTGGTCTCGTAATGCCCAAAGGAACTACTACGGAAAGACCTCTTACTCCAATTGCTACAGAAGGTCTTGTAAGATTCAATACCACAACAAACGAAATAGAAACATTTGTTGGAAATGAATTTACTTCTGTAACAAAACAATTTAAGTATGGTATTACTGCTCCCGCACCAACTTTAGGTAATAATGGAGATTTTTATTTTGATAAAGTAAAACAAGAATTTTATGGTCCAAAAGAAGGTAGTTCCTGGCCAGCACCTATTTGTATTAAAGAAGATAAATCAGATAATGTAATTTATGTCTCTAAAAACGGAAGTGATACTGTTTATGATGGTTCGACTCCTGCAAAAGCATTTAAAACAATTAAGAGAGCAGCAGTAGCAGCTAGAGCAACTACTGGCAATACAACAATTAAAGTTGCTTCTGGTGATTACTTTGAAGATAATCCAATCTACTTACCAAAAGGAACTACATTAATTGGAGACAACCTTCGTGAAACTTTAATAAGACCAATTAATGACGGTGTTGATATGTTCTGGGTAACCAGTGGGTGTTATATTGCCCAACTTGTTATGAGAGATAATTATGGAGATGTTACCAACTCAGCAGATTCTACTCGCGGTATTGGAACATTAAATGCTGGAGTAAATCCTTTTATCAGCGCAACAACGAATACATTTAATCTTTTTCCAGGGCATAATTTAAAAGAAGTTGAGGATATCTTTGGCGATGGCGCAAACATTCTTCAATACAAAAGAACTGATCTCGTAAATTATGCTTTTAATCAATTAGTTGCTGGATATCCAACTTTAGTTATTCCGCCAACTAATTTTACAGGTAATGTAACAAACGGAAATGCAATTATTACTGGAGTAACTAACATAGGAATACTTCAAGTAGGCGAGGTTATTACTGGTGCTGGTATTCCTCCAGGAACTACAATCGTATCTGTTAATACAACAACATCTGAAATTACTATAAGTGCTCCCGTGACGGTGCCTGGAGGAGGTAGTGTAAATATTCCGTTGAGTGTTCCTGGAGCAGGAAAATGTAAGCGAGATCTTGGAGTGATTTTAGATGCAGTTATTCATGATATAAGATCAGGTGGTAACGTAAAATCAATTCAAGCGGGAGAATCGTATAGAGATGCTAACGGAAATCTCCAACACATTGTAACAGAATTTGTACAAACCAAATATGCTATTGATCAATTGCGTTTAGCAGCAAGATTAGCTGTGATGGATGCTTCTATTATTATAGAACCAGGATTTCTTTCTCAATATCCAGCTGTATTGGTTGGCGATTGCACAAATGTTAGAACAGCTGTAGATACTTTATTCGGTATTGTTGTTTCTATATTAGATGGTGCGGATAGTCCTGTATACAATCCAGGTCCAGGATATTTGTTGATAGATCAAGAATGGATGAAAGTTGATGATATCACTAATAATGTAGTTACAGTTTCCACAAATGGAAGAGGAGTTTCCAATCCAATTACAAATAAAGCATCTGTTGCCGCTCCCCATCCAAATGGTGCTGTTGTCACTCAGGGAGGAAGAATTTTTAGATATGCTGTTTCCTACCCTGATCAGAATGGTATTAAAGCTGCTGGAAGAATTACTTTACAGTCATCAACCTCAATTGTTCAAGGAACAAACACTAAATTTACTTCACAAACTTTTGCTGGTGGATCAATTAGAGTAGGCAATACTTCATATACTATTCTTTCTGTACAATCAGATACTCAGTTAACGCTCAGCACTGTTCCTTCTTCATCAGTATCTTTAACTATCTACAAATTTATCCCACCAAAAGAAAGAATTTTCTTATCCCCCTATGTCCAAAACTGTTCCGTAATTTCTGTTCTTGGAGAAACTGAGTATAATCCAACAACTAAAGCATATGATTCACTTAAGACAAGAGGTGGCGGTCTTTTAATTGATGGTGCTAATCTTCTATCAGATACTCCATTAAAATCAATGGTTGCTGATGCATTTACTCAAGTAGTATTCAATTCAATTGGATTCCACATGAAGAATGATGCATATTCTCAGTTGGTATCTGTTTTCCAAGTTTTTGAAGATGTTGGTGTTCTTTGTGAATCTGGTGGGTATGCTTCTGTTACTAACTCTGCTACAAACTTTGGCAACGAAGGAGTAAAAGCTATTGGTTTTAGTCCAGCAGCGTTGCCGTTTTACGCTAACGGGCGAGTTGCTGGCATTGTTAATATTACAAAAACATCTTTTGCAACAACATCATCTGGAATTCTTGGAACAACATTTAGTTCAATACTAAGTGGAGCAAAAACACGAGTAACGGTAAAAGTATCTGCTAATGATATTAGTAAATTTGAAAGGGGTCAACTTATTACAATTGCTAATCACACTGCTGTACCAAATATTAACGGAACTAATATAGAAATTGAAACGGTTAGATTCAGTGAAAACTTTTTTACTTTTATTTTAAATACTCCATTCCTTAGTTCATACGCACCCCCATATGCAGGAGGAACGTCTGGCAGCGTAACAGTTACCAGTGGATCCACCTTTACAAAAGTAACTGCAATTAATTTTGAAAAAGCTCCCCTCGCAAACCAAATTGTAAAAATTGATCAATTACCAGCATTGCCAGATGGAGAATATATTGTAGATGAGGTATTTGTATTTTCTCCACCAAATCTAACAAATACTTGCGAATTTAGTTTAGTACAAAAAGTTCCCAACGCAGACATTGCATTCGTTCCGAATAACGCTGCTTGCGAATTGCGTAATCCTTCAAGTGTCAATAGTTCTGGTCACACATTCGAATATGTTGGTTCTGGTGTAAATTACATGTCTCTTCCTACTAATGGTGGTAGAGCTGTCACAACAAAACAAGCAGTTGAAATTAATTCTGGTAAGTGTTATGTTTCTGCTACCGACCAAGATGGCAACTTTACGGTTGGTCCAAACTTCAATGTTGACTTAAGAACAGGTAAAGCGACATTTACTGGTGCTGTTGCTATTGGTATTCTTGATTCTTTACAATTAAAAGGGTCTCCAGGTACTCCAATTTTTGCTTTCTCTACAAATACTGATCTTGGTGGGTCGGCTGGAAGATCTGATACGGTTCTGCCCACACAAAAAGCAGTTAGAGATTTTATAGTAGATAAAGTTGGAAACTTTTTTGATTTAGACGTTGGTACTAATTCACAACCTGGCGTTGTAGTCCAGTTAGATGGTACTGGTAAAATTAATAGAGACCAAATTCCACCCCAGGAACCATTTAATGTATATGTTGTAGATACCGATGCAGAACGTTTGGTTGCTGCTATTCCAACATTATCCAAAACTGTAACTGCACATACTATTGGCAGCAATGTATTAACATTAAATAATTTGGTTGGGGTTGCAGTTGGATATGCAGTAACAGGTACAAATGTTCCTGCAAATGGATTAGTTGATGCTAAAGTAGCATCTATCAATACAGCTAATAATACTATTACTTTGGATGTTCCTGGAGCCAATTTTACATCTCAAATTACTGGTACAGTTATAGTTAAAAATGCTACTCCATTAAAAGTTGGCGACTTTGTTGTACAAACAAATACCACCAACCCCCCTTCGAGGTCATACATTCTTTCAAGTTTGCCAGCAACCGTTAACACAGCATGGCAAGTTATTTCATCAGAACAAGTTGATGCAAGTCAAATTGTTTCTGGTATTGTATCTCCAGCAAGATTAGGTACAAGAATCTCTAATGAGAATACATTTCTTTCTGGTCTCAGTAAGTATGTTCCTCTGCCAAAGGGTGTTAGAGCGGTTACTAACAGCATCTCAGGGCAACCTATCATTAGTCTTGGTGGTGATGGACCAACCACGGTAAAACGCACTGGAACTAATATTGCTATTTCAAGTGCTTTCTATACTAGTGGTGGTACTCCAATATTTACTTTTAATACTGTAACTGCACATGGACTTTCAACTGGTGATTTCGTAGAAATAGATGGTGTTTCTCCAGGTTCTTACAACGGATACTATCAAGTAACAGTTGTTAATACGACAAGAGTCACTGTTTCTGCTGCCGTAAATCCTGGTGTATATTCCAGCGGTGGTTTTATTACCAAAGGAGAACCATATAAAACTGGATTTTTAGATCTTGATGTTGCCATTGCTAAATTCTCAGCAGGGCAATCTGCTGGTAGCAGCGAATATGGTGTTGCAAGCTTTGACTACAATACTTTTGAAATGCTTTCTTCCACAGGATTTTCTGTTACTCTTCGAGACAAGGGCGTTTCGTTAGCAAAAATTCAAAATATTGGTCCTCGTTCTATTCTTGGTAATACATTTTATACAACACAAAATGTTGCTGAAGTACCATTAAGAGGATTTGCAGCTGAAATTTTTGAATATGAAACTATTCCTAATGTCAGTGGTGTTTGGGAAATTAATGAATTAGTGACAGCAAGAAATTTGGGACCAAGACCACAACTTCAAATGGTTACAGGTCAGTCAATTAAATTTATTATGAAAGCATTAAATGCTGGTCATCCAATGTTTATTACTACAGTCCCTGGGCAAACTGGAACATTAGCAAACCCACCAGCATCTGTTTATAATATTGGGGTTACTAAATTTGCAAGTAGTGTTCAAAGTAATGGATCTGGTATAGATCTTGGCGAAATAGTTGTTACAGTAACTCAAGATTCTCCATCTGTTCTTTATTACCAAGATGGTTCGGATGCATCTAATTATGGCGTTATCAATATTACTAATTTTAGAGGAACTACAGTAAATGTTTCTCAAACATTTTCTACTATTGCTCCAGTTGTCATTGATACTTTTTCAGCAAAAGATATCTTTACTGCCAAGTATTTAATTCAAGTTCATAATAAACTTATTGGACCAACAAACGTACAAAACCAAGAAACAAAATTTTTACACTCTACAGAACTAATGATTGTTCACGATGGTGTAGATGTTATGATTAGTGAGTATGGAACGCTGCAAACAAAAAATCTTGGGCAGTTTACTGCAACTCTCAATAATAATATAATATCTGTTACTTATACTCCAACAGCTGTAAACGGCGTTCCTGCAGGCAATCCTGGGGGGTTCTGGAGTGGTGTTACTGATGTTATTTCAAACGCGATCAGATTGAGCAAAGATTACCTAACATAAATAAAGCATGTTATAATTCTTTGATCATATATGAACACCGAAACTTTACGAACTAATTTTAATAATCAATTGAAAGAAACTGAAGGTCAGCTAGCTAAACTAAAAGGCGAGTTAGAAAAACTGGAAGAATACAAACTAAAGTTACAAGGTGGTCTTGAGACTTTAGAACTACTGTCTGCTCAAGAAAGCGAGGAAGAAACGCCTACAGCAGAATAAAAAAATAGACCCCTTACGGGGTCTTTTTTTATCGGTTGAAATAACCTCTTGGGAATAGTTGTCCAAATCGTGGTCTGCGTCCAATAAGAAGTCCTGGAACGGCAGATGCCTTTAGTCCTGTCACAGGAGAATCTAAATTTGCAATAGTAAAATTTTTAGAAATTGCTACATTACTAATAGTTCTTATTATTGAAGAAAATATTGGATCAATAAATCCAGTTGCAGTAGTTTGTTTAAATTGTATTGAACTATTTACAGCAGTTGCTGCAGTTGTTGGTTGTAATCCAGATAGAGCAATGTCTGCCATTAGGTTGTCCTCGCTGCAAAGACCATACCAATAGAATTATTTCCAGTTACATTATCTAAACCATTTTGAGCTGTTTGATATCCAGAAATAATAATTTCATAAATTTCAGAAGCACTTACTGTAATTGTATCTCCAGGTCTAAACTCTGTTAATCCAGGAGCAGTTGCAACTTGCAGCATAATATAATCATCTGGTAAATAATATGGGCAAGGCAGCAGGTGATTTGAAATTGGAATACCTTTCATTGGTTTGTAGTAGTTTGCTGAAGATGATACGTATTTGTTTCTATCAGCAAAATTTAATTGTACGTAAGCATCTAAATGGCCATCATATGTTGAATTTCTATAATAAGTAACAGTATCAGTCTGTGAATTGTTTGTATCAATATTGCATGAATAAGTAGAGGTGGGGTAAACTATATTATTAGTGTTACGAACATATCCATAATTAGCTTCTCTGGCTAATGTACGAGTGTCAACTACTTCACGTTGTAAGGAGTTGCCCCACCAAGCATTCCACCCAGGACAGAAGTAACTTGTGCTAACGTGACGACCAGTGCCCTCATATGTTGTTATTCCTCCATTCCAAACATGATTTAAATCCCAAACATTAGATCCAAAATTACTTCCTTTATGAATTGAAAATGTACCAAATGGAATTATTTCGTTATTAATTGTTTGTGTAAATTGTATTACAGCAAAATTTGTATCTTGAGGAGACTGTGCTTTATATAATCTTATAGAAAGTGGATATGCAGTTGGAGTAGAAGAAGAAGCAATATTTATATGTGAAAAATTGTTATCGTCTGTAGTAAGATAATTGTAGCTTTCTTGATAATCCAGTCCTCTATCACCACCATAAGAACCATAATCCTGATATGCGTTAAAAGCACTTGTGTTTATTCCTCTCACATTCAAAGCACGCCACATTGGTCCAGAACTAATATACATTCTATAATTATTAGAATGTAATGAAAAACCATAATAAGTGGTTCCAAAAGTTTTGGTTGCGTCGTTTACATTCTTCAGCACAGCAAAATGACCATGTAAACTTTTTTGATACATAGTGGTGCCCGCACCATAATTAGTAATAATAAGAGTACAAACCCCAGTAGCTGCATTTTGCTGTGCTGTTGTTAAACTATTAACTCCAACTAAAATATCATTAGTTCCATCAACACCACCAATAGCAGATCCTGGAATGGTGAAACTTTCATCTGTTCCCCATCCAGATCCTTTGCTGTATACTTGTATCCCAGCAACTTTATTGCGGTAGGAGCTTCCAAATTGAGATGGAAAACGGAAAACCTTAATTTTTAATGAAGATTTACTGCCAGAAGCTGGAACAGTATATTTCCAATACGGTATAAAGTCTGAGGAATTGGAGTTTTTAATACTTGGTATAACGTTAATTACGCCTTTCATTGCAGCATTTGCTGAATTGCCATATCCATACGAAAATATTCCTGGGTTTCCAGTTCCTAAGATTTCCTCAGGGGACATATTTTCAGATTCTGTTTGAGGCCATCCTCTCACCTGCCAAGTTACATCTGTAGTTCCTTGACCAGTTGGAAATGTTTTGTAAGTATAAGGAGCAAAGTTTGCTGTACTTAATACTCGATTTGCTGCGTATCCAGTAGAAGGACTATCAATTAAAAAGAAATTTCCGCCACTGCCAGTATCATTTACTTCAAACTTTAAAGTATCTCCTATCTCAACATCAATTTGATAATTGTTATATAAAACATTAAAAGCTCTTCTTAATGGAGTTGTATTCCAATTACCAGAAACTGCAGTGAGATTTATTGCAATTCCGTTAGTGGCATCATCTAAAGTAGCTGCTAATTTAATAGTATTACCGTCAACTTTAATAACATAATAGGTAGTATTATTGACTAATGGTGTAATAGTTACACCAGTAGAACTACTTGGGTTCCACACTACTGGATTTCCAGTTACTAAAGTGTGTTGTGTTAATGTAAGAGTATCGTTGGCAATACTATAATTACTTAAATACCATTGTTCTAATAAATTATACGATGAAGTTCCGTTGTTAGTTACATAAAAATATCTCTCGATTGCACTACTTTCATTAGGGGCGGGACCACCACAATATCTCCAGTTTCCATCTGTCACATCAATTGAAAAATTTCCTGGTGCTTGAAACACTACTGGAGAACCAGAAACAGCAGTTCCGCCATTAAATCCAAGTTGACCAAACGCAATTTCTAATGCATCCAATACATGTTGACGTGTCCATCCAGTGTTTCCGTTATTAACATTAATAACTGATTTAAAAACTGCCATTTTTTATTCTCCGATCTTTAATGCTGTTAGAGTAACTGTAATTGCTGTGGAAGAAGTACTTCTGTTTGTAACAGAAAGATAAATTGTAGTTGTTCTTGGGTTGTCATTATTAAAACCTAAGATTCCAGGACTGATTAATACTGTATTTGTAACACCATCAGTTCTGATTTCACTAATTACACCGCTGCCAGCAACAGGGTCTTGACCTTCACTTCTTGTAGTATCAGCATCTCTTGATGCATCATCTGTATAAACACGAACCCATGCTTCTGCAGTGGTGGTAATCTTAAATAACGAATAGGCTTTGTATCCTGTAATATTTAGTTCTGCCGTTGCGTCAGGAGCGAGAGAAGCAGTAGTTCCTGACAAATCTTGAATTGAAGGAACGCTCGATGCTACAGAAGCACTCACAACTCCGTTGCCATCTATTGTCAATCCAGATCCAATTTTGATACCACCAAGAACACTTGCGGTTGCCGTTGGTAATGTATAAGATCCAGGATTTGCATTAAGAACTCCTGTTACTGGATCAATTGTTAAATTAGATCCAATCTTGACTCCACCAAGAACGGTAGTTGTTGCTATTGGTAGCGTAAATGCCGCAGGAATGGTTGGTTTGTTTTGAATGAAATCAAGTGATGCACTGTTGGTTTGATTCCAATTTGCTTGAACGGGAGCAACACTACCAATTGTAATTCTTTTGTTTCCACTATCCCAGTTGACAGTGGTTCCTGCGCTGCCTGCAATTTCAATACTATCAGTTAATCCTGTACTGGGAATTAAATTAATGAATGCATTATTGCTAGTTGTATTGGTTCCTTGTAAATCATAAGTAATTACATTACCACCTCCGCCTCCACCTCCGCCAGTAACAACCGTATTGATTACTTTATTTACACTATCATAAGTATAACTAATACCAACTTTACTACCATTAATAAGTGCTAACGCAGCTGCATTTTTTGCAAAATCGTCTGTATATTGAGTTACTGTTGTTGCAGGTGCTCTAAATGTAATTGTAGTTGCGTTAGTTCTTTCAACTTGCAGTCCATCAGCACCAGCAAAAGTAATATCAGTGTTACTGGTAGCAACTCCAATTTCTTGCAATCTTAATTTTACTTGATTACCAGTTGCGGTTTCTGTACTAAAGTTATAAACTCTACCTGTCAAGGTTAGTTCATTACTGAGTTTGGATATTGTAATACCAGAAGTTGCTCTAATTGTAATATCACTTGTAGCACCACCAGAAGCAGATAATCTAAGAATTTTTCTTTCTGCGTTTTGTGCAGTAGTTCCTGAAGTATAATCTTCAACTGATGTTGAATAAGTTTGTTGAAAATTACCAATTAAGGTTTGGAAGTCTGACGTTGTGGAACTTGTGGTAGTAACAATTCTTTGATTGGTCCAATTACTGTTATGTGCATAATATAAAGCACCACCAGATTCTGTATAAGCTACTGCTCCAGCATTAGCAGAAGCAGAAGGAAGTTCTGCTAATGTGGCATAGTAAAATGGTATTAAGTTTTTTACTTTTGGTGCAGTAATAGATCCATCATCACCAATAATTACCAATGAGTTTTGAACTTCAAGACCAGTAGTTCCATTGAATCTTGCAAGTGCTTTATCAGTTGATGTAATTGGACCGATCATGGTCCCGCTACCAGCACCAACTCCAGATGAACCAGCTGCTGCAGGTGCCCATTGTGTACCATTCCAACGAAGGACATTACCTGTTACTGGAACAGAACTTGAAACATTGCTAAGATTTTGAAGCAGAGTTGGGATTGTTGGTTTTCCTGTAAGATCTGCATATGCTCCACTAAACAAAGTGGGTTTGTTTAAAATAGAAGAAATACCAACTGTAGAATTCCAATCAGATTGAACTTGTGCTGCAGGAATTGTAGGTTTATTTAATAAGTTATTATAGTTATTGTAATCTGTGGGAACGGGTATATTAAAATAAGTAGTGCCATCATTTGTAAATTCCCAACGGTCGCTTGTTTCATTCCAACGTAATTCGGTATCAAGTAATGTTCCCCTATTAACTATTACATTAGCATTTGATGTTGGTTGACCGACTACATTATCATTCAATACAATTTGACTGTTTTGAATATTCAGAGTTGATAAATTGTTTGTGGTAATAGTTCCAGCAACACTTAAATTTCCAGTGATAGTTGCATTAGTAAAAGTGGGTGAACTATTTTCAGATACAAAACTAACTGTTGACCATGTAGCGCCTGTTCCTGTACTGGTAAGATATTGACCAGAATTTCCAAGGGATCCATTGATAAATAACGCACTTGTAGTTAATCCGTTTGGAAATGTTGGAGATCCAGTACCAGCAAGATTTGTTATATTATTTGTTTGGATCGAACCAGATGTAATACTAGTATTAACAACTAATGAAGAAAAAGTTTCTGCTGCATTTCTCAGCGTATAATTAGTTAGAAGTGGTGGTGTATAAGTGATAACACCAGAAGTACTGTCATATACTAATGATCCAGAGCCAGATGCGCCCTGTGTTGCGATGCTTATACTTGGTGGAGAGGAACCGCTACCCCCGCCGCCGCCTGTTGCAGTAGCATTAACTCGACCATTTATAGAATCATAAGCAAAACTAATGCCACTATGAAATCCATTTACTAAAAGGTTTGCAGCGATTTTTTCAACGGTTGACCAAGGAAATTGGTTTGGTGATGGCATTATATTTTCCGATATTTTTCCTAATAGATATTTATGTTTTCGGATTTTTTTTCTTATAAATAATCATAGAAAAATCTAGCGGAAGGGGAGAGTGAACCTTCATGGCAACGAATGCTAAGGCGTTCGTCGTTAAAAACGGCGTCGTCGTACAAAACCAAAATAAATTAGAGTTACAAGAATTATCCATCAATGGAGAAAATTCGGTAGCACTTAGAGCGCCATCAAACCTTTCCGCTAGCTATACATTGACACTACCATCAGATGATGGTATAGATAGACAGGTGTTACAAACGAATGGGTCTGGAGATCTTTCGTGGGTAACACCTGTTTTTGTTGAAGATGTTTTGGCATTATCAATTGCATTAGGATAAGATGGCAACTAATAGTTTTAAGTCGAAAGTAAGTGCAGCTGTAGGAACAAATTTTACTTCTGTTTATACAGTTCCAGTAAACACATCATCAATTATTATTGGTATGAACCTTGCTTGTGTAGCAACTTCATCTGTTGTTGCCGATGTTGTTATCGATAAAGCAGTTGGTGCAGATGCTAACTTAATTAAAAATATTCCTATTCCAACAGGATCTTCTTTTGAAGTATTATCTGGTCAAAAAATTGTGTTGGAAGTTGGAGACATCGTAAAAGTGAGATGTGATACTGCTGGTGGCATGGATGTATTATTAAGCTTTTTAGAAATCACTAGTTAATACGGAGTAACATGCCATACTTAGGTATAAGTCCTACAAGGACAGATAACAGAAAAATTGACACTCCACTTCAAAGAGTTAGTGGTGGTACTGGATTTAATGGATCTGAAACTCAATTTTATTTAACAATTGAGCAAGAACCAGTTTATCCAGATACCGAGCTTCTTCTCCAAGCAGTATTGAATGGTGGTCAACTAAATCCTAAAGTTGATTTTACTATTCAAAGTAATATAATTACTTTTGCTATTGCTCCTTCGCAGAATGCTATTTTCTTTGCGATTATTGGCGACAGAATTTCCTTAAATAAACCAGGGACAGATACTGTTACTACTGGCACCATTAAAGATTCTGCAGTAACAACTGCTAAAATTGCAAATAATTCAATCACTAGCGATAAGATTGCTCCTGGTACAGTAATAGCATCTGACGTTGCTGACGGTGCTATCACGACGATTAAACTTGATGGAACTATTGGTGCTGAAGCAGTATCAACTGCTAAAATTAGAGATCTGAATATTACTACTGTTAAGATTGCAGATTCTGCGGTAACAACTATTAAACTTGCCGATGCAGCAGTAGATTCATTAAAGTTAAGATCTAGCGTATCAACTGATGCTGATAGAGCAGTAACTACTAATCATATACGTGATTTAAATATCACTACTGCAAAACTGGCAAGCAGTGCTGTCGATTCAACTAAATTAAAAAGCAGTACTTTAGTTGATGTCGATAGAGCTGTAACGACTAATCACATTCGTGATTTAAATATCACCACAGAAAAATTAGCTAATGATTCTGTTACTTCTGACAAAATTGCAACTTTTGCGGTAGGTAATACAGAAATTTCTAATGCATCTGTTACCCCAGAAAAAATAAATCTTACTGTTTTAACGGATCCATTAAATCCCGCTGATGGACAATTAATTTATAATACGTTTACAAATGCTCCCAAAATTTACAATCAAACTGCAAGCAAATGGGAAGAACTTTTAACACAATCAACTGCGGGTAGTCTTGTTGGTTCGACATTTATTGCTGCAATTCCAACTTCACTTTCTCCATTTACTGAAAGAAATACACAAGTTACTCCAGAAACTACAATAAAAAGTTATGCTTTTAATGATAGTATATTTGTTCCAAGACACGTTGTTGTCACAAATGGGGGTAAAATTTCGTCTTCAGCTAATTTAATTTCTTGGACAGCAAGAACATCAGGGACTGCTAATGATTTAAATTCCGTTTCTTGGAGCGGATCCTATTTCTTTGCTGGAGGAAATGCAAATACTATATGCACTTCTTCAAATGCAGAAAGTTGGACTACTTCTGTTGGTCCTTTTGCATCCAGTACTAATATTACTACAACATTTTCTGCAAATGGTAATGTCTTAATTGGTGGATCTAATGGAGAAATCGCAGGCGGTCTTCCATTTACATTAAGAAATAGTAATTTATCTTCTTCTATTACATCATTTGCATATAATAATAATGTATATGTTGCTGGTGGATCTCAAGGAGATATTTCTTCTTCGGTTGATATTACTGCTTGGACTCAAAGATTAAACGGTGGTGGATCAAACAAAGTTTACTTGCAACCATTTGGAACTGGTTTTATAGCAGTAATTGATAATCAAACAAGTAATGATGTAACTATTAAAACGTCAACGAATGGAATTACTTGGGTAGATCTCATTATTAATCCACCAAATGTGCAAACTGTAAAATCTTTTAGATATTTTCCAGTAACTCAAGCTTATTTGATTGTTGATCAAAATGGAAATACTTTAAGATCTTCAAATGGAAAAGATTGGGCGATTTTCAATCAACCATCATTTGATATCAATACAAGTATTTCTATTAATGATTTTAATTATGCTCAACAAGGCGGTGTCCAATACTTTGTAATGATGGGTACAAAAAATGTTAGTGGAACTCTCTCACCATATTTTGTTACCGCAACATTTAATACAACAAACAATCAACTTGAGTCGAATAAAAATTATATCATTGATACATCATATGGTTTAGTTACTGTTAATTTACCATCAAATCCAAATGTAGGAGATACTGTTAGATTAGCTGATGGAGGAAATACTTGGGGCACAGCAAATGCTGTGGTTAATGCAAACAATAAATCATTCTTGGTTAGTACAGGTAGTATAGATAATGTATTAATTCTTGATTATTCTGGAGTGAATATTGATTTAATATGGACAGGTTCATATTGGAGGGTTTACTAAAATGCCAATTAATTTAAGCAATTTAATATCAACAGGTTCTGGATCAGGAACTAACATTTATGATTTTCATGCTTTAAAAAGAACTTCAGATGGTATGCTGATCTATACCTTAGAAGATACTCTTTCGAATACAGTCATTAATGTATTCAATCAACCCACAAATAACGTATTTGCATCTCTTAACGAAGATTATACTACTGCATTACCTGCTGGTCGTGCTAAAAATAATATTAACGGCATGGGAGATTTAAATAGTGCTAATGATAAATACCAACAGTATAGATTTGAAAACAAAAAAGTGAGATATTTTATTGATGATGATGGTTATATGGTCGCAAGACTAAACGCAAATTTTTCTTACTCAGGTCCAAAATAATAGGAAACTAAAATGGCAGATTTCAGATTAGGTAGATTAAAATTTAATTGGAGAGGCAGTTGGAGTGCTACAACAGCTTTCGAAATTGATGATATCGTGAAGTTTGGTGGTAACACATATGTTTGTGTTGCCAACCACACATCTGCCGCTTCTGAAGCGGCATTTTATACTGATGATCTTGGCGCAACTCCAACAAGATGGAATGTTCACGTTCCTGGTTACGAAGTAAAAGGAACATGGATAGCAAGTTATTTTTACAAACTAAATGATCTTGTTACCTATGGTAACACAATTTATGTTTGCACAACTCAACACGCTTCAGGTAGCACATTCGATGCTACAAAATTCTCAACATATCTGGAAGGATTAAAGTTTGAGGATACTTGGAATAGTACAACAGAATATCAAAAAGGAGATATTGTATCCTATGGCGGTTATACATTTACCGCAAAAACAATAAACACAAATGTTGTTCCAGGATCAAATGCAACCGATTGGGGTCTTTTAATCAAGGGGTTATTCCCCCAAGGAGCTTGGTCTGGATTAACGGCATATAAAGCAGGTGATGTAGTTCAGTATGGTGGGTCATTATATGTCGCAATATCTGCTAGCACAAATGTAAAACCTTCGTCAGATGTAACTAAATGGACATTTATGCAGTCTGGTCTCAAATGGAGAGGCAACTGGAGTGCAGTTACTGATTATAACATCGGTGAACTTGTATATAAGGGTGCAAGTGCTTGGATAAATATTCAAGAATACACAATTGCTCAAGGTGGTGCAAGAGATCCCGAACAAGCGCCTGCTTTCTGGGACCTTTTTGCTCAAGGTGATAACACCACCAACGTTTCGGGACAAATCGCTGCAGTTAAGGCGGCAGCTTTAACATTTTCGCTAACATTCGGATTCTAATTTTAAAAGGAGAGTTAAACTAAAATGGCAAGAAAATTAGCATTTGACTACACATTTAACAAAGCTGCCAAGCAGATTATACTAAATGGTAACGTCAATTTCAAGAGATTACTCTTGATCAACAACGCAACCGCTAACATTGTTATCTACAATGTTGGTGATCCAGCACTAAAAGCTACGTCTGTTAATTACAATCCATCAACAGACCAAACAACTGTTACTCTAAATTATGACACCACTGGAATGAATAACAGTGATGTTCTTCAAATTTTTACAGAGCAAGATGGTGTAGAAATTAAACCTGTTGATACTCTTTTAGATCCTGTATCAAAATTCCGTGTATCGGAACCAAACACTCTGATCGATACCGATTTTGAGTATGGTCTACAAGCAACAAAATGGGAAACTCTAGAAAGAGTTAATAATATTCCAGGATATTATTCAATTACTGGCGACACCCCTCTCACCAACATTGCTGATGTTACTACAAACGGTACTAAAATTGTAACGGTAACTTGTACATCACCCCATGGTCTAACAACTGGTATTCCTATTGATGTTCGTGGTCTTGACAGTATTACTGCCGAGGGAACATTCCTTGTTCGCAAGACAACAGATCTTTCTTTCACTTACGAAACCAGAACAGTTCAACCAGGAAGCGCATCAGTACCAGTAAGTATTAATACTGCTTATGTGACTGTTACAACGGGGCGCTTTTATGTACAATCCCAAATTCCTTTTGATAACAGCGCATCTGTAGATGAAGGTCCAGTTGTAACTAATGGCGCAAACGTTAGTACTTTAACAGTAACTACTCCATATAAGCATGGTTTCAAAGTCAATTCTCCTTTCTATTTAACAAATACTTTATCAAATTCTAAAGTACCATTTTCTGCTGGTTCAATTACTAATGGTGGCAGCGTAGAGGATAGAATCTCGTATTCTTTGGATACTGGAAACTTTAACCCATATGAACCATTCCACGATGGTACAAAACTTCGTGTATTAATCAATGCACTGGATGCTATTTCAGTAGCAAATGATACTATTACCATTCCTGATCACCAATTGGTAACTGGAGACCCTATTGCATATCTCGGATCAACTGGCGCTCATCCTACAATCAACGCAGTAACAACAGGAAGATTTAATGTTGCCGCTGGACAACTACCAGTTTACAATATTGGTACTGGTAGTGCAGCAGCTTCATATTTTTATGCCGTTGTTATTGACGCCGATACTATTAAATTAGCTACCAACCCACAAAATGCATATAATGGTGATGTACTAGTTGATTTCAACAGTGCTGGTAGTGGCAATTTAACTTTCTCGTTATTTAGTTCCAGAGGTTATGAGATTCAGCAAAGTATTAGCACAATTCAAACCGTAAATGGTCAATCTGAAATTAAAGTTACCTTTAATGGAAGAACCAACAAACAGATGCATGTATATCCTGAGCGTCAAATTACTTTGAGTGATACTAATATTCCTGGTTTGGATGGTGTTTATGTAGTTAAATCATCTCCTGTTGCAGCAGCTTTTGCAAGTCAGAATTGGAGAGAAACTGATACCTTCTTTATTATGGAAGGACCATCAAGCAGCAATGGAGCGGCGTTTGTTAATCAAACTGTTTCAGCAACATATACATTGAATGGCAATGCTGCAGCAATTAATGCTCCTTTAAGAACTAAAAATTACGAATATACTTTTAGTCCTACAATTTCTGGAGCATCTGGCGCTACTCTAACTGTAAGTGCCCTATCAAATCTTGGTGATGGAGACCTTCCAACTCGTGTGGGATCTGTAGTTAGATTTACAAATGTAGGTTCTCTTACTGGCGTAACAGCAAATACAAATTATTTTGTTTCTGCAGTAACATCTACTTCTATCACACTATCGTCAACCAACCCAGTTCTTTCAGTAACTCCTATTGTATTTGGCGGAACAGTTGGTGCGGCTACCATTAAAGTATTCCGTTCTGGTGTCCGTGCTCAGGTTCATGATGGAGCTTCATCTTGGATGAATCATACTCGTGTATCTGTTCACGATTGGTGTTCAATTACAGGTAAAATGTTTACCCGTGAGTGTGTTTCTTCCGATAGAATTTTCATCAAAAACCACGGTTTGTCGTTAGGTACTCCAATTATATTTGTTGGCGGTGGTAATACTTGGACTGGAGGAGCTACAGCACCAGTGGAATCTGCCAACCAATCGATAATTTATTATGCTGATGTAATCAACAAAGACGAAATTTCTTTAAAGAACGCAGAGAGTATATCTGGAGTTGGTCCTTATTCTGGATCAGCGACTGGAGCAACTATCAATTTTTCTACTGCTAACACTTGGGCTGGGGGAATTTATCAACTGCACCCAGGATTTGCTATTAGTAGTTTCTCACTAGCTGGTGGTGGATCTGGTGGGGGTCGAGATCGTGTCATTGGTTCATACGCAAACTTACCTGCGTATATGACAGAAGATGCTGAAATTATTATAAAAAATGGAACTGGATCTGGTCTTCCAGGCGGTGTCCAGCAAACTCCAAATACATATACAGAATATCAAAAATATTATGCAAGAACTCTTGTAAATAGTGGTCCAATTTCATCTGCTTGTGAATTTTCACTCACTCTTTCCGAAGCTGGTTCACCAGTTCACTTTACTACTAACTCAACCAACGGGGCGGGTCGTTTTATCTGTTGTCGTATTTCCGAAAATAGATTCTCGAATAGTTTCTTCTTGCCAAATCATGGTGGTATTACTGGTCAAAGAACCACTTATAGTATTACTGGTTCCTTTACTAATGGCACTCGTGATGAACAAGCTATTTTCCCATCAACTGCAGGATTCCCTGGACCTTTATTTGATTATGTAACTGACATTACTGGCGTTAACTGGCCTAGAGTCAACATGATTTTGACTCATCCTACAGGTACACTCAATGGTTTATCCACTGCAGCTCCGAATAATCGTTATTACATGGTGCCAATCACTGATGATATATTTAAAGTTCAACTTTATGAAACTACAGCAAATGTATTGCCAACTGGTCAACCAACACGACAACTATTCCCAACTACAGCTGCTGCTCAAGCAACTGATGGTACGGCTGGTCCACTTGGAACAACTCGTATGAAGTTTGCGAATTCAACTGTTGCTAATGCTAATGGAAATAGAATTTTCCTCCCTATCGAAAATCAAAAATTAGTAGAAGCAGATGTTGTTCGTTACGAATCAACAGGTAGTTCCGAAGTAGGTAGTGCTTATCCAAACGCTCCTGGATTAGTAAATGGTAATTTATATAATGTAAGAAATGTAAGTGATTTTTCTCCTCTATCTACTGGATTTTTCACTACAATCGCTCATGATTCTGATGCTACTGTTTTAACTTTAAACACTACTATTACTGGAGCTATTGTCCCAGGAAATACTCTATGGACTGGCGTATATTTAAATGAAAGAATGCTTGTCACTGGAGTATCTAATAATAAAGTTACTGTAATTAGAGGATACAATGGAACAACTGCTCAACCAATTCCTGCAGAAGTTACACTCTATAGAGTAAATGGAAGTTTCCAATTACAGATTAGAGATAGTGCAATCCCTAGAGCTCTTTCCGTTGGTAACACAGGTGCAAACGCAACTACTGATCAATGGACTATAACTAATCATGGTTTAAGAATTGGTGAATCTGTTGCTATTTCTGGTTATGCAACTAGTGGTGTAATTAACAACACTATTCTTGGCCCCGCTGGTAATTCTCAACCAGCTAATGCTCAAATTTACTATGCAATTCCAGTTGATGCAAATAACTTCCAACTAGCACATTCAAGAGCTGCTGCTTTTGCTGGATTCCCAATTGATATCAGTGCTGCTGGTTCTGGTGGTACTTGGACGTTTGTGCAATATTACGATGCTGTTCCTCTTGCTTCTGCTGCAACTGGAGTTCATAATCTAATTAATGTTTCATCAACAGGAACAATTGATGGTGGGTATGATGCTTCTTCTGTATCTGATTACAAAGTTACATTTAATCCAGGAACAAATATTCCTGCAAGATCCATCGTTTTTGATCCAGCAAAGAATGTAGATTTGAAAACAGGATCATTCTACTACCAAAATCATGGATTAACTACTGGAACTAGAGTTGTTTATTCTAGAAATGGCAATAGTTTTGAAATTGGAAGATCATCTGGAACTACTCATCCACGCCAAGGATATAATGCATTATTTGATTTACAAATTACAAATATTACCTCAACAGGTACTCAAGTAACTTACAGTTTTGCAACTCTACCTGCTTCTCCATTTGATATCGTTCCAAATCAAACTATTACAGTTTCTGGAGTAACCGTTGGTGGTTCCACCAATAATGGTTATAATGGAACATTTAAAGTTGTTTCTTCTACAGTTTCTTCCGTTACGGTAAATAATACAACTACTGGTGGGTCTCCCGCTGGAACTGCATTTGTTGCTGGAACATATTATGTGATTAGAAGAAATCTCGATATGTATCAACTTGCATACACTAAAGAAGATTCTCTTGCTGGCAGAGCAATTCAAAATTATTCGACAACTGGAACTACTAACTCAGGACACAGTTTAACTACTTCACAAGTAACTGGAGAATCTTTGGGTAATGGTCTTGCAACAATTGTTGCTAGAGATATTATTATAAATGGATCTTCTACTAATTTTGTGCTGGCTGCTTCTGATAGATTTGTATCGAATGGTCATGGTTTTACTACTGGTGATAGAATAATCTATCAGGTATGGGGTAATGGCAGACAAATCAATGGTCTAGTTTCTGGGAGACAATATTTTGTCAATAACTCAGCAAACACAGTCACTCCTCGTGGTGGTGCACAAAGTGGTGCCTCCGCTAACCAGTTCTCACTCCACAATACATGGGTAGGTGCTTATACAAACACTGACCTTGTTGATATTCTTGGAGTTGGTACAAGCACACTTCACCAGTTTAAGGTTACAAACCCATCACTCAGGGGAACAACATTCAAAGGTGATTGGAACACATCCGATAGTTATTTGTATGGAGATGTAGTACAATTCAGAAATAGTTACTATATGTCGGTTGTTGGTGCTACTCCTCCTGGATCAACTACACTTGTTGCAAATACTGGCCAACAACCAGTAAGAGATAATGATGGAGCTGCAAACCTTAACTGGATGCTTCTTCCACCACTTCCTTCGTATACTACTAAATTCTTAGCTCAATATAGAGGAGGAGATACGGTTAAATTATCTGGTCAAATGCCAGTTAAAACTTTAATTTTCTCTGGAACAAGCGCAGCTAATACAACTACTGGTATCTTTACAATTACTAATCATGGTTTATCGACTGGCGATGCATTGATTTATAAATTAGATGCTGCAGGTGGATTACACCAAGGAACAAATGGTCTTTGGTCACAATATGTAAATGATGCTAACAGAGTGCAGCAACCATATTCGAATATGACACATAATACCATATATTATGTAAATATTATTGATCCAAATACATTTACCATTCATACTTCCCCATCGGGTGCATTTATCGGTGGTTCTAGTGGCACAGGTGTAGATCAAGTGATTCCTGCTGCTGTTGGAACTGGTGATAGACACAGATTTGAAAAATTAGAAGGTTTTGTGTTTGAAATGGGAGTAGTTGCTGTTAATAATGAATCAGATATGATCGTTACCGATCCATATCCATCTCGTCAAATTGTTTTCAATCCTCAAACAACTCTCAATACTGTTCAAAACCTAGCAACTCCAGTTGTTTCCATTGAAAGAGGCGAAATTTATATTCCTAACCATGGTTTAAATACTGGGGTAAAGGTTTATTATTCTGCTGGTTTTGGTATTGGTAATATTATCGGTGGTCTATCTGAAGGTGGCGCATTCTTTGTAATTAAGATTAATGATGATGTAATTCGTCTTGCTAACTCGCTAAGCAATGCTCTTACATTCCAGTTTATTGCCCTTTCATCAACTGGTGCTGGGTTTAACCATTATCTAGTTGCTGCTACATATTGCTCAAGCTCATACATTCGTTATCAATCAGGTCCGCCCCCTAACACTTTGCTAGGAGGACTCGTTACAGATGGTGTGCTCGCAAACGCAAACTATTATCTAAACCAAAACGCATCAAATATCCGTGATGGTATTATTCAAGCAATTCCATTCATCTATGAAACACAAATGTTCGTAAGACCCGATTGCTTGAACCTACATAGATCATTTGATGGTGGTGTTGAAATTTCTGCTGCTCAAGCTCCTGGTGTTAATATTGTAAGACAAACTAGAAGATACTTCCGTTATCAGTCAGGTAAGGGTCTTCAGTATTCGACTGGTATTAACTTCAGTCCTTCAATTGATGTTTCTAGCATCAACCACGATGGAACTCAGTTTGCTACAGTAGTAACTAGAAAACCACACAAACTTGTTGCTGGTAATAAAATCATCATCGAGGATGTAGTAGTAACATCTGGTGTTAACTCACCATATATTACACCTTCAAATGGTCAATTCTTCACTGTGCATAGTGTTATCGATGAATTCACATTCCGTTACGCAACTAACGGCATTCCTTCTGATATATCCCCAGCTGGATTCCCCGCACTATTTGTTTATGAATGGCAAGATGCTGCAGTTCGTGCAGGTATGTATGATGATCAAAATGGTATGTTCTTCGAGTATGATGGACAAAATCTCTATTGTGTAAGAAGAAACGCCACTGCTCAAATGGCAGGAACAGTAGCTTGTATATTTAAGAGTAATGCTGTCGTAGGAACTGGCACTAAATTTACTAAGCAATTAGTAATTGGTGATCATATTGCGATTCGTGGTATGACTTATAAAGTCACTGCAGTTGATTCGGACACTTCTATTCATATTTCACCATCATATAGAGGAACGACAAGATCAAAAATTATTATGTCAAAAGTTAGAGATCTCAAAGTTCCACAATCTCAGTGGAATATCGACAAGTGTGATGGAAATGGCGTAACTGGATTCAAGCTCGACATTCACCGTCAGCAAATGGCATACATGGATTACTCCTGGTATGGTGCTGGTAAGGTTCGTTTTGGATTCAAAGATCAAGACGGTATCGTGACTTATATTCACGAGTTTGTCCACAACAACCACGAAAATGAAGCGTATCTCCGCTCAGGTAACCTACCTGCTCGTTACGAAATTATAAATGGTGACGGCCCAACCTATGCTCCATCACTTTATCACTGGGGTGCTTCGGTAATCATGGATGGTAAGTTTGAGGATGACAAGGCATACCTCTTCACGGTTGCTTCTGGTTCGGTTGGTTCTGATACGATTATTGTTCCTGGAACACTTTCTGGTACTGCAGTTCCAATTCTATCAATTCGCCTAGCACCATCAGTTGCTAGTTCTCTTGTTGGACCTCTTGGCGAAAGAGATCTTATCAATAGAATGATTCTTAAGATGAATTCTTGTGGTATTGTTTGCACACCAAGAGTCGTGAATCAAGCTGGAGTTGAGCAATCAATAACTCCCGCAAGAACAGATGCAACTTCAATTCGTCTAATTCTCAATGGCAACCTATCCCAGTCAGCATACTTCACTAACTACGGTGCTCCTTCACTATGTCAAATCATCAAGCACACGGGTCAAGCAACGGATACAATCACTGGTGGTGTATCCATCTTTGAATTCCGTGCTGCTGCTGGCGCTCCTATTGCTCAACAGCTAGAAGACCTTGTTGAAATGGGTAATAGCATCCTTGGTGGTGATTATGTATTCCCCAACGGACCTGACGTTCTAACTCTTGCAGTTGCAACGACAATTCCAGCTGGACAGGCAGCCGCGGCAAATAACCCCTTTAATGCTGCTGACCGATTCGGTCAAACGCAGGTTACTGCACGTATCACATGGGTTGAATCACAAGCCTGATTCATTTTCCATATACTTCCAGAGGGGGGCAACCCCCTCTTTTTTTATAAATATCTTTAGGAAATAAATATAGGACTGGTAAATGTCGGCGTCAAAACCAGCAACACGAACAGAATTAAAAGATCACTGTTTGCGTAAACTTGGTGCTCCTGTTCTCGAAATCAACGTTGATAATCAACAACTCGAAGATCGTATTGATGAGGCACTACAATTTTTCCAAGAACGTCATTTTGACGGCATGGATAAAATGTATCTTAAACATACATTAACTCAAGCAGAAGTTGATAGGTTTAAAACAAATAATATTACTCACAATACTTCAGAAGGTGATATCTGGACCGAACGCGGCAACTATCTGGATCTACCAGATCATATCATAGGCGTAGAAAAAGTATTTGGTGTAACTTCAAGTAGTATTCGCGGTGACCTGTTTGGTATTGAGTATCAGATATTCCTCAACGACTTATATGCTTTCGGTTCGATTGATATTCTAAACTACTATATGGTTAAGAGCTATATTGAAACTCTTGACATGGTTCTAAACACTGGTGCTTTAATTCGTTTTAGATTTACTAAAAGAGATGGTCGTCTTTTTATTGATTATGATCCCCAAATGCTAACAAAAGACAAAATTCTAATCATCGAATGCTATCGAGCACTTGATCCAACAAATCTTGAAAAAATTTGGAATGACTTTTGGTTGAAGAGATATGTTACTGCTTTATTCAAACGTCAATGGGGGCAGAACCTCATCAAGTTTAATAATGTCCAATTACCTGGCGGTGTTTCTCTCAATGGTCGTCAAATCTATGAAGATGCTATCACAGAAATCAGGGACATTGAAGATAAAATGTTAACTGATTACGAACTACCACCTCTTGATATGATCGGATAATGGCAAAGAGTCAATACTTTCCCCAGTATGGCGGAAGAACATCAGAACAAACACTACTTCAAAATCTTGTAGACGAACAGATTAAGCTGTTTGGTCAAGATGTTTATTATCTTCCCAAAACTATGCTAATTGATAAGACTATAGATGATGTGATTCTTCAAAAATATGAAAATAGCGTACTTGTAGAAATGATGCTTATTAATGTGGAGGGATTTGGTGGAGCAAGTTCAGTGGGAATGTCAAAATTTGGTTTAAAATTAAGCGACGAAATTACATATGCAGTATCTAAAAGACGTTGGATTGACTATGTAGAAACTCAAATTGATACAAGAATTCCCAATGTACCAAATGAAGGTGATCTAATTTATGTTCCAATGACTAAAAATTTATATGAAATTAAATATGTAGAAAGAGAAGTTCCTTTCTATCAGTTAGGAAAAAATTATATTTTTTCTATGACGTGCGAACTTATTGAAAATGCAAATAATTATTTTAAAACTGGTAATGCAGAAATTGATACTCTTACTCAGGAAACACATGTATTCCCAGTAACAGTAAAAGTTGGCGGAACTGGTTCTTATGTTGTTGGAGAAGAAGTAAGACAAACATATACACCAGTCGGTGGCACGCCCGTAATTACAAAAGCAACAGTTGCAGAATGGTTGCCTGCTACACGTAAACTTCGGTTAACCTATATAAATGGAGTGTTGACACCAAATGTTGCTTTAGTTGGGCAAACTAGTGCAGCTTCATGGGTTGTCGATTCATTCTCAACTATCAATTTTGAAATTGATAATTATGATAACGATGATAATTTGTTCTATGAGCAGAAAGCAGATGTTATCATTGATTTCACAGAAAAAAATCCGTTTGGTGAATATGGAAATATGGGAGGACCATTCTAATGTTAGGTAATCGTCATTATTATCACGAAATAATTAAAAAAAATGTAAAGGCATTTGGAACCCTTTTCAATAACATTCAAATTGAAAGGAAAGATCCAGAGACGGGTAGCGTAATTCGTCAAGAAAAAGTAGCTCTTGCTTATGGTCCTAAGAGTAAATTTCTTGCGCGTCTTGATCAAGATCCAAGTACGGAGCGTAAAGTTAATATCACTATGCCACGTATCTCATTTGAGATGACTGACATTACATATGACTCAGCAAGAAAGACATCTCCAATTCAAAAGTATTTAAAAAAAGGTACTGCCCCAACTGTTACTAAAGTTCAGTACATGCCTGTTCCATATAATCTTCGTTTTGAACTTGGAATTCTTTCAAGAAATCAAGATGATGCTTTACAAATTCTTGAGCAAATCTTACCATACTTTCAACCATCTTTCAATGTTACCGTAAATCTTATACCAGATATGGACGAGAAAAAAGATTTACCAATTATTTTAAATGGTATTACATATGAAGATGATTATGAAGGTGATATGATGCGTAGAAGAAGTATCGTTTATACTTTAGATTTTATTTTAAAAACATATCTTTATGGACCTGTTAGCGACGCAGCAATTATTCGTAAGGCTACAGTATACGAATCACTTGGAGATTTCCAACAACATCGCAAAAATCTAAAAATTGATGTAACTCCAAGAGCACTTACTGATAAAAATAATGATGGGCAAATCAATGATGCTGATAGTGCTTTACTTATGCCAGACGATGATTTTGGATTTAATGAAGGTATCACACTACTATGAATGAGTTTGAAAAAAACATGGAAGAAATTTTTGATATTGATATTGCACCCTTAGAAAAAACTACGGAAATGATTACACGAGCAAATAGTGAAGTATCTGTTGATGCTAATAAAGATTATGAATATACCAGAGGTCAATTATACACTCTCATATCACAGGGTCAAGAGGCGGTACAAGGCGCCTTAGAGGTTGCTCAGGAGAGCGGACACCCCAGAGCGTATGAAGTCGCTGTGAACGCTATGAAGCAGGTCTCAGACATGACTGACAAACTTATAGACCTACAACACAAGATGAAGAGTCTTGGCAAAGACGATAAAAAGTTAACTCCAACAACTGTTAATAATACAATGTTTATCGGAACTACTGCAGATCTCCAAAAGATGATTAAAGATGCTGCCAAGAATAAATAGAAAATAAACGGTAAATAATTATGAGATTAAAAATTTTAGGAACGGAAGTAGCACTTCCAACTACAGCAAATGGAGCAACCACTGTTGGTGACGCAGTAGAAGTTCGTTTAATACACGATGCTCAAAGTAACACAACTCATTTAGTAACAATTACCGATGGTGCAGCATCGCCAGCAACAGTAGCAAGTTTTAGTATGGCTGCTGGTCAATCATTAGTTATCAGAAAATTGCCTACTCAAAAAATCTATGCTGCAAACAATGACATAAGAGCAGTGGCAGTTTCATATCAATCATGAAAACATTTGCCGAGTTACGAGAGCATCTCAACGCATA